CATATACTACTCCTTAAAAGTTAGTTATAATAACTTCTTTGCCTTTTCTATTATCACCATTTCTATTAATACTCCGGCGAACGTCTACTTCAGTAAAGTTAAAGCCTCTATATAGATCTCTGATGAGCTCAGTATCATGGTTAGTGAGCATACAGTAAACTCCGTAGTCAGAAAGCTCCTTGTAGAAGTCAGAAAGCCTTACATGATCCTCGTAGGCAAAACCTTCTTTAGTATAATCGACAAAAGAAGTAGGGGTTAAGGGAGCGTAAGGGCTGTCAATAAAAATAAAATCTTTCGGGGCTATACTTTTATCAGATTGTTCAAAGTCACCGCAAAGAAACCTTACATTCTGAATCTGCTTCGATACCTCTCTAAGGTGTTCCGCGTGAAACGATTGTCCAGTAAGTTTGCCATTAAAAGGAACGTTAAACTCTCCCTTACTATTAACTCTATAAAGACCGTTGAAACAGTGCTTATTCAAGTAGATAAATCTCGCTGCCTGTATAGGAATATCATTACCTAGATTTGAATTATAATTATCTCTGACACGGTAATAATAGCCTTTTGGGTCATCACTGTTTTCGTACCAAGAATCCAGTATAGACAAATCTTCAATAACTTCTTCTACATTATCTCTAACCTGAAGATACATATTAATAAGCTCAGGATTAATATCATTAACTACTGCTTCTTCTGGACATAGATCAAGTAGTACTGCTCCGCCTCCTAAGAAAGGCTCAAAGTATTTATTATATGAAGAAGGCATAAGTTCTTTAATCTTTTGAAGTAGCTGGGTTTTGCCTCCCGTCCATTTAATTATTGGTTTCATTATTTCTTTCTCCTCTTTCTTTTAAGTCTAGTAATCCAAGTAGTAATAGGCTGGATAATAAATAGTATAGTCAGAGGACTAAGAACACAGCTTAGGCCAACACCAACCCAGTCACTTGCTCTTACTGGAGTGCCTTCATCGATACAAATGATAATCAAGGTGGCTAAGGTATTAATCAGAAGCCAAGTAAGTATTATTACAGTAACTAACATTTCTGCTTCCTTTCTGCTCTCAATTCTTTCATTCTTGTTTTAGCTTCTTCCTCTGTATTAAAACCATCTTCTATAATAGTAGAATTAAAGGAAGGTTGCCAGTGCCAGCAATACAAGGGATCTCCAGTCTTAAGCTCTTCTCCGTATATATAATAACTCGCTACCTTAAGAGGCTTTCCTTTCTGGCCCCAGTATTCCATGATAGCCCACTTAGTTTCATAGGGGCCAGGATAGTAAGCAAGTACCTTATCAGCTCTCTGTATCTTCTGCTCTAGCGTCATATCAAAGCTCCTCCAGCTCTTGCTTTAAGGTCTTAACCTTTTCTCTACAGTAGGTCTCAATAAGCTTTGCAAGCTCCCGGTCAGTTATAACAATACCGGTAGAAGTACTACCTTCATGCTGGATACAGGGTTTCTTTTTAAAGAGCTTATATCGCTGATAAGGATAAGACATTATATAAGAGATTAACTGGTAGTCGCCTATCTGATCTTCAAGTTCTTTTGCTCTCTCTAAAATTTCTTTCTTCATTACATCTCCTCCAGTTCTTTAAGTAGTGCATCAATCTTAGGCTGCACGACAGCAACCAATTCATCTTCTATATTAATTCCAGAAGTCTGTACTATTTCTTCTGTTGTACGTAAACTCTTAAGTTCATCTATAAGAGCTTCATAACATTCTATTCTATTTAATAATAGAGAAATCTCTACTGCTTTCTTTCTTGTCATTCTTCTACTTCCACAGTAAGTTCTATAAGCTTCTTCTCTACATCGAGGTCTGCAATAAGTTCATCTACATCACTATAGACATTACCGAAGAAACAAAGGTCTCCGAAGCTATTAGTAAAATGCTTCCATACCCAGTTCCTCAGAAGCTCCTGATAAGGGTACTTCAGGAAGTTATAAGTCTTAAAACTTACTTTCGCCTCAGGAATAAAGGGAACTTTCTTATGTTCAAGGTGTGCTCTCCACTCTTCGAGTACAAGGTCCTGAGCAAGTCGCAAGGTATCATCACTATTAGTCAACTCAGTATATACAGCAAGAAAAGTATACTTCATAATATATCCTCCGTAAATTTCTATAATATATAATACGATCTTTTCTAAGGAAATTTAATCAAATAAAAAGAAAAAGATTCCCAGTAGTTAAACTAAGAATCTTATAGTCTTTATTAGATTGTGGTCTTCATATCAAGCAGCTTCTGTTTAAGAGCATCTAGGTCTCTATTAACTATTCGCATTTCTTTAGCATCAAAACGCGCAGACAACTTACTCGTAAATTCTGAGAAGAGCGTATTTAACTCGTCTTTAGCAAATACTTTTGTAAACTTACTAAAATTACCAGTAGCGATTCTTTGTAGGTTATCTAGAACTGTGGGATTAGTTATACCCTCAGCTTCAAGCGACGCAAGTAAATTTTTTGCTATACGAGAACGAAGTCTAATCCAATCTGAAGTAATAGTACCATCTGCATTTCTATACCTAACTGGACGCCTATTTGCCTGGAAGTCGGTATTAGCTTTGACCCAAGCATATAGCTCATCCCTGTTAGTAAGGTCATAAGCCTTTCTACCGAAGGTTCTTGTGACAGGTTCTGAAGCTTCCTCAGCAGCTACCTCAGCTACAGAATCTTCAGTAGCAGGAACTTCGTCTTCCCACATGTCTTCGTATAGTTTAAACTCTTCATGTAACTTCATATTTATATACTCCTTATTAAAAATTATATACACTTTGATTTATCTGTAATATCGCCGGTCTTAAGAAGAATATCAAGTAGTGCTTCATAATCTTTTATGTAACCCCTTGAAATAATCTTCTCGCCATTATCCTCTACAGAAAGAACATAATCCCATTTTTCATAGGATTTAAAGTTTCTCATTTCTGTTGTAGTTACTTCCAGTCTACGCTCCAGGCCCTGCTTATCGACCCAATAAGTCCTTAGCAAAGTAGGAGTAATTTTTCTATCATGGTCCTGAGCAGGCAAAGGATTCACTGTTCTTAAATGACTATCTAACTTAACAAATTCATCTTCCCAGCTTTCTACAACACCAAACATTGTTTTTACTTTGGGTCTTTTCTTTGTACTGCTCTTAGTAGTGGCGGAGGATGTAGTAGATGCAGTCGAAGTACTATAGCCAGCACTTACTTTATTTCCTTTTACAGCTACCCATTCATTTATTCTATTAAGTTCTTCATACCAGTCCTCGAAGGTAGGCTTCTCAATAGACTCAAAGACAGGTCTTACTACATAACCAGCATCAGTAAGTGTCTGCTCCCAAGCATCCTCATACTTCTGTCTTATTTCTGCATAATGCTTTTCTTTGGGCAACCACTTATTGCCTTTATCTGCTTCTATCTTGCTAAGCTCTGCTTCCATACTCTGATCAAGCTCTTGCTTACACTTAATCAATTCTGGAGTAAGCTCTCCATCTATTGCGCATTGTTCAAAAATATCGTTCATATGTAATACCTCTCATAGTTTTGTGTCTAGATAATTTAGCAATAAAAAATAGCCAACCCTGGAAATAAGAGTTAGCTCTTTAAACTTTATTTTAATTCATGGCTGTCTAGTACAAAGGCCCTGTCACAGACATACTGGGATCTATTTATTTCTGTAGGATTAACTGGTCTGACTTCATATACTATAGGTTGACCACCAAACTTGTCAGCACACTTCTTGGCATAATTAGCAGCCGACAGTCGAGAGGGAGTAACGAATACGCAGTCCATGAACTTCTTTCTAAAGTCTTCTCTAAGTACTCTGGTTTCAATAGGCGGCAGAATTACTTTCAACCCAGGTATAGATGTTCCATGATAGTAGTTCATCGTTCCTCCTGTTGCTTTACAGGACTGGTAAGTCTACGGTAAGCAGTATGAATCTTTCGCTTTAGATCCTCTAACCACATAGGTAGATTAGGATCCCCGGAAGAAGATAGTACATACTCTATTAGTTCATCAGCATCTTCGATAGCTTCCTTAAGAAGTTCAGTAGTAGGTGTAATCATATATATTCTCCTTTTACATATCCCAGTATTCTTCACACTCTGTTCTGGTTAAGAAACCCCATACTGCTCTACCGATAAAGTCCGGGCAACCATAGGTATGTAGTACTGCTGTAGTACCATTGTCAAGAGTAGCTATAGCTTCTTTACCCTTAGAGTTCTGTCTAACCTGTACTTCCTTAATGAGTCCGAATACTATATCCGTGTTGTAAGGCTTTTGATACCAACAGGGTCGGCCGATCAGGGAGTCTTGCTCTGTAAGTTTATTAGTCCAGTAGCTCATGATAGATCTCCTTAAATCCAATCGAAGTATTCATACTCCTCGGTAATAGCATACTCACTAACTTCAAAGTGCTGATATCTATTACTAGCCTTAAGCTCTTCACACTTTCTTTCTGCAGCTTCCTTACTGAGTGAAGCTCCAAGCTGGACTCTACGACCTTGGAAGTCAGTTTCTATTACGTGTATGATTACGCAGTTCTTCATCAGGTATACTCCTCTTACTTTAATATAACCGTATTAGTATCCTTATCGTACCAGACTTCTACATCTGCCTTATGTTCATAGGCCGCAACATCTACTGTAGCAAGTGGCGGCACCTTAGAAGTCAATACAGCAATAAGCTCCTCTACTCTACAGGCTGTTGTTATATATTCTTCATTATAGATCATATTTAATCTACCTTTCTAAAGTTCTCAATTTCAATATCCAGATCCAGACATTCGTTCTCATACCAAGTCCAAGCTGCTATGAACTTAGAGCCCTCAAACCAGCCGAGAGAATAGTAAGCACCGGAATCATCATCAGTACATTCCTCATAGATGATATCACACTTCTCAGACAGAATATAATCTCCATAGCTGCTGAGCTCAATGTGATAATAGTTATGATTATAGTGAGATATATCTTTGATATGAGTCAGAGTTCTTTTATCGATCTCGAAAGACATAGTTACGTTTCTATCAAACATATCTTCCTCCTTAATCTATATCAAGTACTCTCTTGATTTCTTTTATTTTATTAGCAGCCCCAGCGAGTTTACCATAGGTATGACCATGAACTATAGCACACATGATATTCTGCTTATCCGGCAGCGAGAAGTTATCTAGAGTCTGATTAAGTTCCCTTACTACTGGAATCATCTGTTCGTAGTTTCCATAGATGTTCTGTCTGTAGATGTATCCGTCCTCATACTTGTACCAAGTATCTCCGTACATAAATTCAAAAGGTTTCATCTTTAGTTCTCCTTTACATACATAGTAGCAAGTCGCATAGTTTCCCAAGTCTTATATTCTTTCGCATGCTCTGGGGTATCAACTACTACGAAGTGTTCCTTACCAGAGTATGTATCTTTATCTATTAAGATAACTACTTGCTTCTTTACAAAGCCGTCTTTTAACATCTGCTTAGTATCCATAACAAACCTCAGCTTTCATAGTACTGAATAGTAATATAAACTCCGTCTGAGTTAGTAGCACAGGTATCCCAGTTAATGATTTCTACGTTAGGGTTTTCTTCTAGCCACTCATTAAGATACTCTGTGGCAGAACAACTCTTGGATCGTTCGATTGTATTTTCATATGACTCGAAAGTCTTAAATTTAATCTTCATTACTTTACTCCATACTTCTCTTTAAGTTCTGTAATGTCCCAGGGGTTTAAGATCACTCCTCTGGAACATCCACCTATTCTGCAGATGTCTGCTAATATTTGTTCTGCTGCAGCCTTCTTTCCTTCTTCATATCCAAAGTCATGAATAGCTTTCTTAACATCTGCAGGGGTTTCATATATTCTCTGATTAAGAGTTTTATCCATAATTACTCTACTCCGTATTTCTTTTTAAGTTCTTCATAAGCTCTCGCTTCATACTCGTTAGATACATGAAGATGTAGCTTATCTATATCTTCAAAGATTAGCGCAGCAGCTACCCACTTACCTGCTCTATAGCCGTCTTCGTAACCAGCATTATATTTCTTCTGACGAGCGATAGCTTCGTATACCCAATCATTATTCATCATCTTCCTCCCAATACTTAGGGTCTCTAAGTTCCTGACCGAAGAGGTTATACCACTTTCCACACTCACAGCTTACTGCACCTTCGTATCCAGTATCAAGAACAACCTCTCTACCACAGATACACTTTCCTACTGCAGGGTTCGAGTAAGTATGCTTATAGACCTTAAACTCCGGTTCATTGAGTCTATCATCTGACTGACAACGATCGTAGTTAGCTCTCATCTCAGGTCCCATGTTCTCGAAGTCAGGTTCTCCAGAAGGAGTAGCAGGAAACCAGAAGCCGGCTTCGGGGTCATCCTTATAAGTATACTCGATATGATATTCAGGAATAGTTTCCAATGTTCTTTCTTTAATAATCTTAATCATAGCTCTCTCTCTCCTTATCTCAGGGTTACTGTATTGGTTTCGTGAGCATAACTTACTTCCACATAAGTATCTACGAAGATATGCTTTAACTCAAGCGAGGCATCATCAGGAAGTTGGCTAAGCATTTCCTTAAGCTCCCCTACTGTTCGAGCGATACCATTAAAATTTTCCATCTGAAGGTACTCCTTATGTATTTCTTTTTACATTTATATTATACCACAAAAAGTTTATTTTGTAAACCCTTTTTCTTAATTGTTAACAATTTATTCACAAATAGAAAAGGTAACCTACGTTAATAGATTACCTTATAATACAGTATTTATCTTTCAAAAAACTTAGTCGTAATTTCTTCAGCTTGTTCAGGAGTAAGCGCCGGAACCTTCTCTAAAAGGAATATCTTTACTTTCTTCTGATTAACTTTGTTCTTTATTAGTGTGTAGAAGTTCCAGTTAAGCTCAGAGTCATAGTAAGAATAAGCTTCGCGGGCTTGCTTATAAATCGTACCGCGGTCAACTATGTAAGTAGTAGAAGAAGGTACATCTATAGAGTAGTATCTATCTATGTTATGTGAGCCACCGCGGAAGTAATCTACTAATACAATAAGCTTATTATGATCATACGCTAGATCCATTACTTTATCTATTGCTCTATCCGACTTAATAGGATTACCATTATTGTTTCTCCAAGTTAGAGAATAGCTTCCAATAAAACCGCCAGCACTCTTCCATACAGAATAAGCAGAAAGTACACCAGTACCAAACCTCTGTATTGCCATACCTAAGAGAGCATCTAAATCTTTATCACTTAAAGTAACCGCCGGTGTCGTGTCTTCTACCGGAGCCTCTGATGATACCGGTTCTTCTGTAGTATCAGAAACAGAGGTAGTTAGATCAGGTGCAGTGTCTGCTACTGGAGTTGTAGAAGTAGTAGAACTTACTGGCGCTGAAGCTGTCGCTGTGATCCCTCGCCTACTAAGTTCTCCCTCTATGATCTCAACTATCTCATCATAACCCTTACTCTTCGCGATCTCTAAGTAAGTATTTAGCTTAGCTTCACCTGCTGCTTTATAGTTTTCTCTTCTAGTACCATTATGCCAAGCATCAACCTTTTCTTCTGCAGTTAAGGAGCTTTCTAGTATTGTTTCTTCCTGTAGACTTTCCGAGTACTCAGATCCGAAAGCGTTCTCATCAAGTCCATCTGCCCATTCCCAGAAAAGATCATAAGCATCATTAATGTCTATATCGATTCCAAGTTCTATTATAGCATCAGTTACTATAGTCTCTTTGTCTTCTGCTCCAGCTGACTGCCAAGATTCCCAATCCCAGTTCGTAAGACCCTCCCAGAAAAGATCTACGAGTCTAGATCTAGTAAATTCATTCATGTTATAAACCTCTCGAATAATTTATTTAACTACATAATTTAGCAAATTAAAAACCCGGCCAACGTTAATCGACCGGGTTTGCAAGTGTTACCTATTGTATCTGTCGTATTTCTTCTCAAGCTTCTTCTGAAGAACATAGACATCTGTTCTATTATATTTAAACTGCTTTGATTTCTCAGGATTAAACTCCTTCTTAATCTGTCCTGTCTTTACGTAGTAGTGAAGCTGCTGCTTAGTAAGCTTAAGAAGATCACATACTTCTTTCGCAGACAGGGCATTAAGATACCGGATAGAAGACCTTGTATCTGGGTCATATACCAGTCTCCAGTTACTAGGTTCCCAGATACCGCAGCATGTTCCGGGCTCTGCTACTGAACTAAAGAAAGTCTTAGTGTAGTGTAGAATACTTGCTTCACGTTCTCCGTCAAGATCACCACTATCTTCTAAGAATTCAAGAAGCTCCGGGATACTATCTTTATACTGAGTGTAGAGTTCTACTTCATCAGGTTCATCGACAAGAAAACCTTCTTCTACTAGGGAGTCACGCTCCTGCTGGAATACCGCGGACACATCGAACTCTTCATTAAGTACAGTAAGATAACACTCTCTGTATCCTACTTTAAGATCATATATAAGTTTAAGCATCTACTTTATCTCCTTAGAAAAATGAACTAAATAAATCACCGGGCTCAGGCTTCTTCCAATCATAAGCCGAACTAAATACAGTAAGACATCTTGGATCGGTAGCATCTCCTTGATGCAAGTGATGATAAGGAATCTCAGGTTTCCCAAGTTCTCTACAGATCTTGTTTAATCTTCTTCGGCAAGCATTCAGCATAGTTTTGTCTAGCTCATTACCGAATACTTTATTAGAGTCTGCCCCAGCAATTAAACATGCTGCCAGCAAGTTTCCTGAACCCGCAGTAGGATCAAGTATCTTCTGACCTGCTAAAGAATCGACTTCGAATCTTTCTATCATCTGGATACTCAGGGCTGCTGGGGTAAAGAACTGTCCAAGCTTATCTCTTTCTTCCTGAGTTCTTCCTGCATACATTTCTTTTTTAAAGCTTTCAAACTCTGCAGTTATCTTCTGCCTTACTTCTTTTGATAGAATCATTCTTAAACCTCAATAATTTCAAAATCATGCTCAAATATATTTTCTACTTCATAAGTAGTTATATCGATTTCATCTGTACAAATTTGATTCTGTATAAATTTATGGTGTAAAGTAAACTTTAGATTATGCTCTATAGGATTGTAGGTATAGGAAGAAATTTCCAATACTTGATTTTTTAAACCTTTTACAAATAGTTCTTTCGACAACACATATGGATCTGCTCCTTCAAAATATGTAAGCTCTCCATCTTTTATCGGTGGGGTTGGACGACTGTTTGTACCAATAGCAATAGCTAAATTTACATTTAAACAAACTACTTCTGTATTAAACTTTACTTTCATATTATCTCTCCATATCCTTAAAGTTTTCAAGATCAGCCATAACGTCAGCTATCTCAGTTTCAGTGTAACCATAGTCAGCAAGGATTTCTTCTACGGTCCAAGCGCGAGTCCAGTCTACTTTCGGGAACCACTTGTTAACTGGGATGCTACTGTCAATATTGAGCGCTACAAAGACCTTAGAAATAAATCTAAAACCATTTGCAGAGTATAAGAAGTTTGCACAATTAGTTTTTTCGATTTCAGAAGCAAAGCATACTAGATAAAAGTCACCAACTCTACCAAACTGCTGCTCGCTCTTTGCAGACTGCTCGATTACATCTTCGCCTGTAATACTATTAGTATTATATCTTGTAATAAGACTATTTTTGTCATAAGGTAAGTGTCCATGAGCTGCATCACGTTTACCGATATATATAGACTTACAAACACCGACATCTTCAAAAGCTTTGAAAGACGGTTTGTACAAAGCGCTATCAATCGCGTAGTGTCGTTTAGCCAGCAAAGTTTTAAAATACCGGTCAAGCTGCTGGTCAATATACTGGGAGATCTCAAATTCTTCCACAGTCATCTCATTAGCATCTTTAACAACTTCACAAAGGTGAGTGGTAACTGCAGCATCTGCAAATCCATTCTGGATGGGCTCCATATTTCTTACATACTGATGAAGGTTACTTACTCTCTTGTAATCATTTGCAGGAAGCAGGTTAATGTACTGAGCATAAGAAACATCAGAACGAATCTTATCTGTAATCATAGCACCAATCTTTCCATAAGGCGGATTGGCAATAATAAGGTCAAACTTCATATTAAATATTTCCTTTAGTTCAATGATATTAATTTCTTCGTTAAAGCTTGCGGCAGCATGTCTTTTGAGAATAGCATAAGTAGAATCAGTCTTACTAGGAACTACCGTCTTTCCGGATACATGCCACTTACCCACGGCGATATAGATGTTCGCAGGATCGAAATCGGCTTTAAGAAGCTCAAGGTAAAGATGAAAAGAAGTATCATTCTGCAGACAAATCTTCGCGGTCTTAGGTACAGCAATCCTGGCTACGATTGCTTTAGCAATACTTTCAGAAAAGCCGTAAGAAATGTTACCTCTGAAGTTAATCAGGTCAGGGCTGATGAGCTGCTTAAGAATATCGAGATCTGCAGCACTTACCTCGGAACCCTGTCTGTTATAGAAATTAGTAAATCTGCTCTTAATAGTCAACATCTTTTCATCCTCCTTAATATATAATACGATATGAACAGTTGTTAAAGGCTGGTCGCAAGAAGAAAAGTCTGAGTGTTTCCAAACTTATTAATCATAGTCTCAACCAGGACTATATCCTTAAATCCGAGTTCTGCCCAAATCGTATCGAAGCAGACTCTATCTGTAATACTAAAAGTACAAGCAGTATCGTCTGCAAATGAAATGCTCTCACACTGGAAAGCTCTTCTCAGACCGAGTCGGAAAGCATGGGCAAGTCTTTCTACCATAGTTGCCTCGGCAGTTTTCTTTGTAGACTTCTCAGTACCGATCGCGGAAGTAATGTCATCAATAGTCTTCTTCGCTGCAGCACTCATAGCTCTTCCTGCTTTAGTAGGTCTTTCACTCTTGTTAGCTTTCTTGGAAGTCTTAAGGTCTGCCCAGAGATCGACACTGAACCAGTCTTCGAGATTAGGAACATCAGCAGTAAGCTCAGTAGCAGTATCCTCAAAGATCTGATAGATTCTCTGTGCCTGTCTGTCTTTGTCACGAGCTTCGTTCAGAGCATGAAGAGTAGCAACACAGTCTTCAGTATAATCCTGATAGATTACTTCCTTACCAGAAAGTGCCTTCTTAATTCTCTTGATGGTCTCGCTGTGTTCCTTCGAAGGCTTTGCACCTTCGTAAGTACTGTAGTCACTGTTATAGATAAGGTTCTCTGCATTGTTGGTAAAGTCGAAAACAATACCTTCGGGATTAGGTCTATCAGACTTAACAACTATTCTGCCGAGCTGCTGAAGATACAGACGAGTAGAATTTGTTTTACGGAACATGATGAGAGTATTGATTCCATTGTAGTGAGCACCCTCATTTACCATAGCTACAGTAATCAAACACTTACTATGAGTATCTTTACTGTAATCCCTCTCGTCACTATTCTCGTTAGGGGCTTTATCATCGAACCATCTTTTAGTATCTGCCTTTACATCGTCTGCAAGTTTGCAGGTCAGGGTTCGCATGTAGTCAGAAGAAGCAAACTTCGGATCATACTTCTTCATGATAGCTTCAGCAAAAGGTATCTCGTCTTTGTTACTTACAAAGACAATAATCTTACGACGGTTATTCGGCATATGCTTTCTAAGAATGTTCTCGATCGGATTCTCGTTTGCCTGAAGATTAAGTCTCTCCCACAGAAGCATTCCTGCCGCACCGTGTTTAGCAAAGTCATCTTTAACATCTTCCATTCTGTAGATAGACTGGATGTAACCGAAGGGGTGAATATTTCCATTCTGAATTCCATCTGCCAGATTCAAACCGTAGCAAATTCGACCGCCGAAGATAGAGTCGGTTCCGTCAAACTGTTTTGAAGTAGGAGTAGCAGTAAGACCGATGATCTTAATATTAGTTTCTTTCAGAGCATGAACAACTCCCTCTCCCCATCTCTCTGCATCAAGATGATGAGCTTCGTCACAGATGATTACACTGTACTGCGAAAGGTCTCTGAGTCTGTAGTCATTCATAAAAGTCTGGTAATTAAGAATATCTGCATTTGCTCCAAGGTCTGTCCAGTTACGAGCATCTTCCCAACCCGTTTTGATAGTATCGCCAGGACCGAGAACCAGAGCTTTACCACCCACGAGTCTAAGATACTCAAGAGCTGTAGTAGTCTTTCCTCCGCCTGTACAGATATAAACCAAAGCAGACTGATTAGTTCTGAAGTAAGTAATGAGATCTGCGAAAGCACCGACATTATAATCGAAGAGCTTTGTATTCAAAGCTGCGGACTTAAGCTCTTCGTATACTGCAAGACGACCGCCTTCAGCACCGTCTTTCTTAGGAAGAATACAAATCATCTCAAGAAGTTCTTCAGGTGTCTTGTCGAGTCGCTGTCTGATAAATGCAGAAGTGCAGAAACGATTTACTACCTTCAACCAAGCATCTCGGTTATCAGTGATTACATTATTATAGTTGTAGTTACAACCCTTACCATCTTCGTTCTTGCTGCTGTACCAAGAAGTATCAGCATTACACATGATAGAGTTAATAGCAAGAAGCATCCACTGTACTCCACCAGGACCAGTAAGGTCTTCTTGATCATTGTCTGCTACATCAACATTCTGCTCTGCAATCAGAAGATGTTCCCAAGCATGCTCGAGAAGATTACCATAGCACATGTTCTCTGCTTTCTGATACTCTGCAGAAGCAGTGACTGCAATATCAGGATTAGAAAGAGAAGGAACTATATCTTCACAGATGTGATGATACTGAAGACCGTCAGCTCCATGACCAACCTTGTTATTCTTCGTAGGCTTTCCAGTCTTATCAGAAATACGAAGCTCGCCGTCTTCAGTGATTCTAAAATAGTCTTCTCTTGTGTATCCGAGAGCATCATATTTTTCCTGCAGAAACTTACTTGCCTCTCTATAGTCATTAATCTCAAATACAGACTTTATCATGTGTAACCTCCAAATTATCTTACATTATATTATACAATATGTAATTTATAATTTTTACTTTTTGTTATCAGTTTTTACCAGTGCTCCTTACATTATATATTATATCACAAAATCCGACAAAATGTGCTAATAAACCGTTAATAAATTGTAAATAAAAAAGAACCATACCGTCTATCGATACAGTTCTTTTTATTCATTAGAAGCTTTCGACATTGAGGTCAGCATCCAGAATCTCAACAATATTTCCAGAGTAGCTAGGATTCTCGGATACAGTGAGTACCTTGAATCTAGTAGGATACTGACGGAAGCCGTCGTGAGAAAGGATTCTGAAGCACTGTCCTTCCTTCATCTCTATCTTAGATTTGAACTCAAGGTTCATCGGCCAGTGGCTGGATTCTACTGTGTAATAAAACATATTAGGTTTCTCCTTTCACTTATTCGTTAATGGTCTTAACAAGTTTCATTTCAGGAGCACCCTCACCTGTATAGACACCTGTGATTTCCATAATCCTAAAAGGATAAGGCCAACCGCCTAAGGTACCAGAGTCAGCATCATTACATCTATCCTCTGCTTCCTCAACTGTATCATAAGTATCAAACCTAGTCAGACTTTCGAAGTTCGGGGTAGTGGTATAATAGCTGTGGCGGGAGGAGTAAGTCAAGAACTCATTTTCATAACCAGGACCATCGTCTGTAACCACAACATACTTTCTAACCTTTTTAATTGCCATTTTAATATCTCCTTATTAATTATGTATTTGTTTTATAATTATATTATAACATGTTTTGATTCATTTGTAAACCCCTTTTGGTGATTGTTTACAATTTGTTCACAATTATGTTTAAACCATACTTACCAGCTCAAGCTGAATAGTATCCTTACCGGGAGAATACATAGAAGACCACTCTCTAGTAATCTTTGCAAGTGCCAGACCTTCAGCTACCTTATCGGAATCTGCATGCACTACAATAGTCTTATGCAAGGGCTCAGAGCCATTTACTCGTACCTTATAAGTATACATTTTCTTTTCCATAATCATTCTTCCTTCCTTTTATATTTTATATAGCTCCCTCTCGAGGATGTCTTTTTCTACCATTATATTATACAGTATTAACCAAATAAATGTAGCCGGCTAAATAAATATTTTTATAGGTAAAGAAAAAGCACCCATGAGATAACCACAGGTGCTCTTTTAAATTATTAACCCAATCGTCTGATACGTCCGCCGGAAGTATTTATCACTACGTCGCCGAACTCTGAGAAGTGCTCATTGTCTAAGTTCCAAACGTAAGAGTTAACGTAGAAAGTATCCGGGTGCAAGGTATCCATGATACACTCATCAACACTCTGAGTATTCTTAGTTACGCATAACATGGACCAGCACTCCCCGAACTCTAACCACTCATGAGTAATAGCATAGACTAAGACATCATTAGCTTCCTGCACTTTCTTTACCTTATCCTGTAGTACCAGGTCATTAAACAGATAATACCCCGCGAATCTTTCGAAGAACATCGGTATATCTTCCCTCTCGAATTTCTTTATGTACGGTCTGTAGATGTCTAGCTTCTTTAAACATTGAATTGCAATTTCTTTCTGGCTCATGTTAATTTTCCTCCTTGGAATTATTTGTAAAACCATTTATGCATCAAGTCAGTCACGTAGCATCTATTATTACGTGCGATGACATAGAAGCCGCCACTTTCATTACGATACAATCTTAACTTTCGATGAAACACTATTCTTCCCGCCTGCTCCGAGCATACATACTGCAGGATCATCTTATCTGAGCTAACACTCGTGAGTGGTGTCTGGTAAAGAGTGCAGTTGTTATTACATGAAATAAAATTAGTTTCGCTAAGCTTCTTCATAGGTGCTTCCTCCTCTTTAATGAGCTACTCGATTTCTTCAATAGAAATGATTTCGTACTCGCAGTCTGGATCAATGTCGAGACCGTAGAACTTCTTACACTCTTCTAGCGAGCTACAGATACACTGTTGCTCAGACCACTTACCGTCTTTTGAATACTGGTCTCTGTACTTAAATTTAATAAGTAACATTTAAAGCACCTCCTTCTTTACCACATTATACCATATAATAAAACAAAATGTGCTACAAAATTACGAACTTTTAAAAAAATATAAAAAAAAATAAGGGAACCGAAGCTCCCTTATTATTAACGAGTAGCTTAGCGCAGCTCTGTACAATCTCTTACAACTACACTGTTGCCAAAGTCTTGCTGAAATCGGTAGATAGCGTCATTTCTATCGTAGGCTTCTACAATCATCGATCTACGCTTATCACCGGACTTTACATTATTATCATAATAGACTACCTTAAAAGTTTTAGTTGCTCCCATAAGTTATTCTCCTTTTGTATTTTCTATTTTATTATACGATACTGTATTAATTAGTTTCACCGTCGAGCTCGATTATTTGGATCGGAACAACTACTGCTCTTTCTCCGGGTCTCTTACGCTCATTAATCTCTCGACAAGAACTTTCTGCAGTTCCTTTGACTCTGTAAATAGAAGCCTGATTAAAGTAAGGTCCCCAGCGATTAACTCCTTTACCTCTGAAGTAGAGTCCTGTATCCGGGTTCTTAAGTACGTAGTAGTTCATGTTAATCCTCCGAATGTTCTTTAGTAATTCTTTCCCATTCGCCGAGAAGCCAAGTAGCAAGCTCTTCCGCATCGTCTTCCCACTCGAGAGCGACACAGGTATCATCTACGTTTCCTTCCTCGTCGAAGGGCATGTTCATCATCTCAAAGTCGGTGTAAGCGTAAGGTCCTTCGTTCATGGCGATCTTAACACACATCGCATACTTTGGATTAGTCTTACTTACACAAAGAAGATCATCCCAGCTTTCTGAGAAGCCTTCCATCCAGCCGCCGATAATAGAGAAAGGTGAATCCTTTGTTCCCTTAAACCATGAGATGAGAATGTCGCTATCTCCTTTAGCGAGTTCCTTAAGCTGCTCGATCCATTCAGCGAGATTTTTAATAGTAGTCTTGTTAGTCATTTGTATTATGTAACTCCTTTTTAACTTTTGTAAATTTATTGCCAGTGATACTTTTCGTTTAAAGCTTTGTAATTATGAATCCAGTTGCAGAGTATTTCATCTGCTTCTTTTCTGGAAAGCTCAGGGCAGAACTCTTTCAGATAAGGTGAAGCACCGAACATATTAGTAATACCGCTTTTGCGGATTGCTTCTAATACATTATAGTAAGCTTCCCACTCTTCTTTAATAGGATACTTTTCAGTATTGTTCATAGGGCGGTCTCCTTTGTTTTTCTTACACTTATATTATAACATATTTTCGGTGATTTGTAAACTGACAAATTAGACGAAGTTTTCGGTTCTTTTATTGCCTGTCCTGTGCATATTGTATGAAGCTTCGTGATTTCGGTATAACCATCAGCCCAAACAGTTTTAAAATAGTTTCTGGTGGTATCAATAAACTCTTCTACTTCACACCCTGAGATAGACCCGGAATTAACCCGGATCCACCGCAGAGTATGAAATCTCACTTCGCCGTTCATCAGCTCTCTAGCTCCACAGGTTCCCAACCGAGTTCTACCTGTGCTCTATAAATTCTCACTTCCTCGTAGTATCCACCATCAAGATAAGAAGCGATAGTTCTAAGGTTAGCTATATTACTGCACCCTGTTGACTGAGTAGCCAGCATTGCTCCACCCTCGAAGTGAAGGATTAACCACTCCTTGAATCTCATTGTATCGCCGATTTCTTTCTGATAGACTTCATACTCTATCTTCTCAATCAAAGAGCCGGCAGGCTTCATCTGGAATACCTGGTCAAGGGCTTCAATAAATCTCTTCTTCTCAGACCACATAGCAACTTTTTCTTCAAATGTCATTTTCTGTATCCTCCTTAGTTTTACTTTTATAACTATATTATAACATATTTCACCACGAATAGATACAGGAAAAGCACACGAGATTTATTTAATTACTTAGTCGTTATATACAATGTGAGAAAGAACGCGGTCTGCTTTTCTAAATGCGCTCAGGTCAATGTCTATCTTATGCTGCCTGAGTTTCTCACAGCGGGTTTCGCAGAACCTCTCGTTTCTCTGTACTCTCATAAGCATGTAAGCGACTTCTTCCGGGGTTGTATCGAACTTACCGTATCCGTCGTCTTCTCCATAGCCGTAGGTCTTTACTTCTATAGTAAGCTTAGACTCAGGTTTGCATTCCTTAAGAAAGTCCTGAAAGATAGTCCAGTCGATAAGGTCAGCGTAGCAGACAGGTGATCCGCTCACGAGACCTCTCGAAACGAATGTAGTGGTGTTTGCTCTACAAGTAATGTCCGAAAAGATAATCATATTAGTTGTCTCCTTCAAAAATAGATACCTGAGATGTTTTAAAAATCCCTCTATTAACAAGCTCACCCTCATACTCGGTAGCTCTCTCAGCAGCTCTACTCTGAAGCCCAAGCTTTTTAGCAACGTCAGAAGTAGAATCATCAAGAGCTTTAGTATAGAGTACCCAAAGTTCCTGGTCAGTAAGAGCTTCCAAGGGTTTATCTTTTAATGTTATTATTCTTACGTATTCACCTATCGGGCATTCTTTAAAGTCTTTAAGGTCTGGCATCTTTTATTTAATCTCCTTAACTTTATTTATATTTATATTATATCATACAAATATTTCTAAAATTAGTTATTTTTGTGAACAAATTGTAAATAAAAACCGACCATTAAAAAGAATGGTCGGCATTTGTTTTTAATCTTCTTCAATCTCGAAATCTTCAAGCTTAGAATATGGAATCTCAAGTTCTTTCTCAATAGCATCAAAGAGATAACGACTCAGAGTGCGAGCTTCTTCTGCGGTAAGACCTTTTGCTTTGAATCTTATTTCATAATCCAGAAGTTCTTCTTCCTCTTCTTCATAATCGTCTTCTTCGTAATCGGGTTCTGGCCACTCCTCAATCATAGTCTCATCTTCAGGAATACGCTTTTCGAAATCTGTCATTTTTGTTTTACCTCTCTTATTTAATTATTACATCGTTAATTTCTCTATCGTAGTAAACTTCAATATAGCACCAAGGTTCCGGTACAGCTGCCATAGTGATAGTAGCAGAAGGATCGGTCTTATTCAGAAGCTCCTGTAGTTCTCTTACATTTCTAGCTGTTCCGATATATTCCATCTTAACCCTCCAGTTCGAAGTTAGCATAGATAGTATCCGCCATATCCTGATTACCCAAGTGGCAGACAGCAACGTAGGTATGTACTGACTCAAGCTCCTTAGCATAAGCGAGAGCTTCTTCTTTCGGCAGAAGCATTTTAAGTTTCAGTTGTCCTTTTACTTCACCTGCGAAAACTACGTATCTATTCATCTTAATCTGTCCTCCAGCTTCTTAAGTCTTTCTTCATACTTCTTCATGACCTCGCGGTCGATCTTATTTGCGGCTACAAGTTCCTGCACGAGTTCGTACATTGTGTCATCCCTCTCCTGCTTCTTCTCGAGCAGCTCAATCCTGTCGCAGTTATATTCAATGATAGAAGCAACAAACCAGATCATTGAGTTAATAAACCAACAGAGAGCAGCAAAGCAGTTATTAAGATTTTCTCTCAGCCCTTCAAGAGTGCTTTCATCTGCTCCCGGCTGAAAAAGAAAGATGATAAAAAGTACAATACTTACCGTACCAAAGATTACTCTGAACCACTGAGTTTTCCAATAACTTACCATAACTTTTACCTCACTTAAATGTAATTGCCGCAATCTCAGAGACTGAGATAGTAGTTGTGCCGAAAGTAAGTTGGCCTTTGTCAGCAGTATGACTGGACATATAGTTCTCAACGTCCTTTCGCATCGACTCGATAGCTTTGAATACTCTAGTATCCTTGCTATTGAACTTGATAGAATCTTCTACCTTTACTCCTGATTTCAGGATACAGGTCATCGTTACTTTCTTCTTCATTAGTCATCTCCCCATTTAATAAGAATGTAGTTATCGTAACCGTTAGGTCCGTCGTAGTAGACATGCTCTGCTTCGAAGCCCTGCTCCTTAAGCTGTCTTACTACTTCAGCCCCAGTCTTTTCCGGGCTGGGAACTCCCTCGAAACTTACTGTAGTATGGAAATGTCCGTTATTGATCGCGTCCTGAATTGGGATTCCTGTATTGTTAATAATAAATTCTTTAGCCATAACAACAAGTCTGTCGTTAGTTGCGGCTCTCGCTTCTTTTGCAGTCATCATTTCTTTAATCCTCCGGTTGATTATGATTAGTCATATACTTTCCACAGTGTGGGCAGAACTTAGATTTGACAGGAAGTCTGCGGTAGTTATTGAGAGCAGAATATTTACAGTTAGAACAGTAGGGATGTGCTTCAAGGTCCTCTGGAAAATCCACAAGCCACTCAGCTTCAGTATCCTTAAATTCCTTAGGTTCTGAAATTGCTACAATCTCGTATTCCATATCAGGGGCGAAGTACTTTTTCTTCTTGATTACTTCGATCTGCTCTTCTGCTTTTTCTTTCCAGTGATAGACCTGAGCTTTTCTGAGTTGCGGGTCAAAGTAGGAATTACCACACCAGTATCCGCCGGCAGAAGTTTTAATTACCCAATTTCCTTTAGTTTTCACGCTTTTGCCTCCTGAAGACATTCTTCGTTCCACCAGCCAGTGAAGCCGGAAACTTTGTATTGAGCAACTCCGTTGTGCTCTCTTAAGTCTGTAATCTTTCCGCCGATAGCAGAAGAAGTGTTACCAAAACCTCCGCCTCCGAAGAAAGAAGAGAACATATCGGTGAACTTAATCTGCACCTGAGTACCTTTCTTAAACTTAAAGCTCATCTCAGATCTCCTTAGGTATAAGCGTTAATCCAGTGGGTAATGCGCTTTTTCATCTCTTTCTCAAAGATACGAGCTTCCTCAAGAGAAGAGAAACCATACTGAAACGTTACGCAGTCAGTGTGAAAAGTGTCTACATTCGGATACATCTCCTGAATAAACTCTCTGAACTTATCCCAAAGATCTTCGTCCTGAGAAAGTCCGTAAAGAGTGTCCTGCATATTCTGAGCCCACTCAATCTGCCATCCAAGGTATTCGTTATGTACTATCATCTTAAGCCTCCTCGATTTCAAGATTTGCGAGATCGTAGATTTCCATACTTTCGTTCATAGCATCGAAGAAACATTTCTTCATTGCTCTCAGGTCATCAGGGGTAAGCTTAGCAGAGAAAGAAATTCTGTACCACTTTGCTTCCTCAAGAGGAAGAACCTCAAACTCAGACTCTCCAGAACTCTCTGTATCGCATTTTGTCTCGGGGCCCTGTAAAGTATCCGCCTCAGTATCCAAAGCAAGCTGTGCGCGAAATTCTGACTCCGTGGCGAGTCCTGCAAAAACAGACTCAGGAAATACTTCGTCCTCCATATCATTTACATAATAATGCGGTTTGTTGTTATAAGCTTTAGCAATACCTGTAATCTTTGCAACAGTCCCTGCTCTCCACGCAAGTCCGCAAGTAGGATTAGTGAACTTACTTTTGAATCTTATGTAGTCTCCTACGTTGTACTTATACTGAATGATGCTCATTATATTCTTCCTCCGTAACTTCATAAATTTCATAATCTGCGGGATTAAATACTGAGAGTACAGGAAACTCACAACCTTTTTCAGGAACATACTCAAAATAGCTGCAGTATCCGTTTCTAGCAACCATCTTAAAGAAACGTTTAGTCATATCTCATCGTCCTCCTCAACTTCAATTTCAAGGTCTTCAGAGTCTTCAAACCAATCTTCGAGCTGACTGTCATAGTAGCGATTGGTAACTACATAAGAGCTATCTTCTGTGTCAATCCACCACTCTCCCATACATCTAGGAAAAGTCTGAATAAGATCATTGACTTCGTCGATAGTCTTACACTCAGAAATTGCTGCCCAGCAGTCATTGATATGATTAAATACTTTCATCTTTCGTAATCCTCCAAGTTTCGTTTACAAATATATTATACCCCATAATTACTACGTAGATATTATATATTTGTAAACGAATTGTGAATATGTAAAATTATTTAAAATTCTTCCACACAACATCATTGATGTCGTCGTTATCTTCCGGCATATAAACTACCTCAAAGTACTTATAGACATTTTCAGACTTAAGCGCCACAGCGCCTACCATAGCGTCTTCTTTAGTCTTATAGGCACAGATAGGATACAGGTCATCTTTCTTCTTACCTGCGTTAAGAATATAAGGAAAGCTTTCAGTCTTCTTCATCTTCTGTGTCCTCCACATAAATCTCATTTGCTTTAAGCATTTCTGCTACGTCGTCTTCGCTCATCCATTTGAGCGCGCACTCTGCAAGAGTCTTATAGTCAATAAGACCTTCGTCTGCGAGCTCAAGAGCTCTGCAAGTTGTTTTACGAACTTCTGCGAACTCGGGTCTTTTAATTATGTTCCAGCCAAAAGAACTATCTGTCATATTATTCTTCCTCCTCATCAAAATCGATATAGTCTTCAAGGTCTTCTTTACAGGTTACTGGCCGTGGTGTCGCAGTCGTTCCTGCACTATAATCATAGAGATAGTAATCGTTGTAAGCTTCTTCACTTTCCCAGATTGCCGCGAGTATGTGCATAGCAACATTAAAGCTACTGTCATCGATCTTACTCTTTGCAAAATCAATGAGCACATCTTCTGTAGTAAGGTCGTCTACGTTCTCATAAGCCCACTCGAGAAGCTCATCAAGTGTCATAGCTTCAAACTCTTCTCTCGTCATTGTCGGCATCATAACTAAGTTCCTCCTTAATATTGAGTAGTAGCCCTTAGGCCACTACTCTTCTCTTAGGTCTATACCACATACCATTGATAACAGCGTCGTGGCAAAGCTTATCAACTGCTTCTTTAGTTTCGCAGGCTTCAAGGTTTTCTGTAAAACGTCTCTTTGCGTCTGCCTCAATAAAAGCAGGCATAATCATTACTTTGACCATACGGATCATTTCTTCAGTAGACACGCTCGGCTCATTAAGCATAAGCTTAATATTATTGCAGTTCTCTCTGAGCTCTTTCGAATAGCAACCTTTAACTTTAGTAAGGTTCATAACAATTTCCTCTTTCGTATAATATGTATTTTTTTGTAAGTCTGTTTCCTCCGACTTACATTTATATTATAACATGTTTTCGCCCATTTGTAAACTGACGAAATAGACAAAGTTTCGGAAATTTATAAACGAAATCCTGTCTATTTCGCCAGCAGGCTAAAATTATTAACGAACGGAAGCAGTGAGCTTCTTCAAAAGCTCCTGCTTTGCTTTTTCCTTTGCACCGTACTCATTGAGGGCTTCCACTGCGAAATCAAAGTCAACACCGGCGTAGGAAAGGGTTACAGTGTAAGGTCTATAAGAAGCATAGTGATATTTACCGGTGTTTCTGCCCTTAAGAAGCTCATAAAGCTCATAGCAATCACCGACAGTCACATTGCCGTGCATATAATAAGGAGATACACTACAACTGCGGTCCCATATCAGTCCGTTGTTTCCGCCGTCGTCAATCTCGATCTTGATGATCTGCTTAATCTTATTAGCGAAGAAGCTAACGACGTCCGGACATACGTAGTGGGTGTCCTCAAGATAAATATAGCCGTTCGCGTCAGTGCCGTAGTCCAGACTCTTCCAGTACTTTTCCATAGAGCGGGTGTTTTCCCAGATGCCGTCGCTCATCTGTCCGATGACAGAGCTAAGGATGTTAAGTCTCTTGTCGGTTGCAGGGATAGTAGTTGTAATTCTCATTTGTAGTTCCTCCAAAAATTAGTTTGTTCAATCAACTTACATATATATTATAACATGAAATTGTCCAAAAGTAAACTGACAAAACCAACGAAATTTAAAAAATTTTTATAAGTTTTCCTATGCAATCCGTATAAAATAAAAAGAGCCCTGAAATTAAGGCTCTTTAAATTACTGTATTTTATTTAAATTTCATCAGACTCAGCAGCAGGTTTCTCAGATACTTCACTATTGGGTGTTACATAGAAAGTAATATAACAAGTACAAGCAACAGTAAGAGTACCATCAACTTCTACATAAGGATGAGAGTCGTGTCCATAATAACCGAAATATTCGTAATCTCCGATACCGCTATCTTCATAGCTAATATCATCTATCTCAGTATCAATAGTATCATTTTCATCAGCATCATCAAGCTCAAGCTGAACAGTGTAACCCTCAATTGTGGCTTCTTTAGTTTTAAAAGCATCTTCAACGTCAGTCGTGAGGCTGTTGGCGTATTCTATATCGCCATCTGCCGAATAAGCATCGTCCTCATCAGCAGCTGTCCAAGACGCTGCACGCGTAACCTCAATATCACCTGCGTGAGTAACTTCGATAGCAAGGTCGCCAGACATTTCATCTGCTTCTACCTTAGTAATCTCGAAGTCTACTTCATCAGTAAAGATATGTTCCGAGTTAATTGTTTTTATTAGCGCATCGGCAAAAGCTCTTTGCTCTTGTACAGAAACCTCAGCAAAATTTTCTATAGTTGACATAAGTATGTTCTCCTTAATTTTATAAAATGGGTAAACTTAATACCTAAATAATTTAGCATTAAATTTACCCGTTAATTTTTATTAGAAGTCGGGGGTAAGCTTATCAGTTCTGAAGTCTTTGAATACCGGGAAGCGAAGACTCTTGCCGCCATCTGCGTTAGTAGTTTCCTCAAAGTACTGAATCTCAACTATCTTACCAATGAAGTCAGAAGGCTCAAGCCAGATGAGTGCACGAAGTTCATCAGAGAAACCGGAACCGACTTTAACGATATTACCGTTCTTATATCTTACGTGAATAGCTCCGAGAGTACCGGCAAGTCTTCCTGATCCCTCTTCGTATCCGACTATCTCGAGGTCGAGAGTATTCATCTTCTTTACCTTCATAAGCGACCAGGTTCTGCCGAACTCATAAGGAGCATCGCAGATGTTGATCATGACTCCCTCTTCCTGATTAGCGATTGCTTCATCGAGGAATTCAAGTACCTTAGTAGTATCCGTTCCTCTGTAAAGCTCCGGAAGAACTTCGAAGTAAATCAAAGCTTTTCGAGCAACAAGTGTATTAAGCAAAGCTCTTCTCTCGATGTAGTCGTGAGTAGACTTTTGAGCCTTCCACTCATCGATATACATCGCATCGAAGCACTTCATCTTGAGTCCATGCTTCTCTCCATCAGAACGCGTGATCTTCATCGCTCTCTTGTAAGCTTCCTTAGAAGGGATACCACGATCCTCGAAGATAGTGATCTCTCCGTCAAGGACAGTTCCGTCCGGCATGTTCTCCTGCATTTCCCTCTCGAGATCTACGAGGCCCTCATACAACTGACCTGCTCGAGTGAAAAACGAAACTTGACCATTTTCCTTTATGGCGATAATACGACCGCCGTCGATCTTCGTAGTGAGAGCAAAATACTTACCCTCAAGCTTCTCAGGCTTATCGAAGTACTTCTGAGCGAGCTGTACGTCGAAAGTAGGAATAAGTCCTGGAATTACAGAGTTAATTGACTTAGCATCGCACCCGATACTGAGATCCTTGCAGATAAGCTTCTCAAGAAGGTCTGCAGACTCTCTGTCGCAAGCCGCTACGCCGTCAAGGAAGTCCTGACACAGACCTACTATCTGATCAGTGCCGGTATTGTACTGCGTAAGGTAGGTGAAAAGCTCAAAGATGGAGTGGATGCCTATAATGGAAGTTGCCGGAACCGACTTATGAAGTTTCTTAGTCGAAATACCGTAGACTGCATAAGGATCAAAGGCAATCTTAAGGTATCTATGTACTACAGAGTCGTCCTTATACTTCTCAAGCACTCCCTGCTTAAACTTTCTTGAATTATTTGCGCTGATCTCCTTAACAAAATCTTTGAAGTGAAAAAGTGTTTTCATCTTAGGTATTCCTCCTTACTTACCTTCTGCGACGATATAACCGAAACGAGAAGCAACTACCATAGGAACACCATCAACTGAGATAGCATGAAGTTCCCAAGACCAGTTAGCATCCTTAGGCGTATAGAACCCAAGGAAAGCACTTCTCATCGCTCTGATGTTTGCTTTGTCAAGAGAAGCAGGCGTCAGAGCGATTGCATTAGTGATGTCAGCTTTTGTAATTTTCATAGTAATAACCTCCAGTGTTTCTTACACATATATTATAACACATAAATATGAACCAGATATTATTAAATTATGAACAGATTGTAAACGTTAAATAATCGAATACTTCTGGAACATTTCTTTAATAGACTTATACCAGTAAGTCGGCTCAGTGTCTTCTTTATTCTGGAGGAAAGTAATACTTCTGGCAGTTCTGAGAACATCGGGAATAAAGGCATCAGGCTTGTACTTGCTCAGCTCCTGAAGCATATAAGTAAGATACTTCTGAAGTTGCTCCCACTCCCACTTAGAGAACTTAGTAGCTGCTTCAACTGCATGATCACCCATCAAGGTTTCAAGCTCGCTCATTTCCAGAATAAGCTTATTCTGAATTCTAATGCACTTAGCAAGAAGCTCACACTCAGAAGGATACTCGATAGAAGCTTCTGCTGCCTGATATTCTTTCTCGTACTGAACACAAGCTCGGAAGAAATCCTGAAGCATCTCATCAGTCAGACTGGCAACAGAGATTCCGTTATAGCTCCAAGTAGCTGCCTGATAATTAGGAAGCTTAGAATAAACTTCATAAGGAAGCTGACCAGAGACATGAGCGGAAAGATAAGCCTGACCGTCTGCGACGAGCTTCGAGATGTGGCTATTAGTATCAGAGAAACGATAGCAAGTAAATCTGTTGCCGTCGTCGGAGAAATCCTCCTCAGGGAATCTGATGAAACCGTACTTTACAAGATTAATTCTAGTCATTTTGTTTTTCCTCCAACTTAAATAATTTGATATTTCTTAATATACAGACTCAGCTTCTACTTTACAAATTTCAGCAGGGAAAGACTGTCCGTTGCCGTACAAGCAATCAGTGTCAGGCTTGTAGAGCCAGTCCACATCACAGACATAGAAAGCAGAGAGTCCGTTCTTAGGTTCGATTTTCATAGTGCCGTGAAATGCTTTATAACCTTCAACCTTAATCATAATAACTTCCTCCTTAGAATATTTCAATTTCGTGATTATCTGCTTTTGCTCTTACTACCGAGAGCTCCCTCTCAACCTCAGCCTTCATATCAGGATCATCAGTATCGAGGTCATAGACTACAAGGTCTACGTCGCCATCTCCATAAGCTTCCCAGATAACTCCATTCTTAAGAACGACGTGTACAGTGTTTTTCATTTTTAATTTCCTCCAAAGTATGTTTGATTTACTTACATATATATTATAACATATTTTAGGCAAAAAGTAAACCGACAAAACAAACGAAATTTAAAAAATTTTTTCGTATTATTCTGTCGGTTTTGCACAGTTAACCTCTTTTATTATAATAGGAAGAAATTTTTGCGAAAGACTCTGCTGACTTAATCAGTCCGTGAGCCTGCTCGCCGGTATAAGAAGTCCACTCAATGCCAAGGTACTCCTTACCGGTGATCATCTTATTCCTAAGATTATCAGCAGAAAGGTTAGACTTAAAGAGAGTAGTCATCAGAGAAAGGAAGTAATCGAACTGCTTCAGGTCTACGATAATATGTCTACCCATAAGATCGAAAGGAAGAAGAGCATTTCGCTTTGTCTGATCGTAATCCGCGACTGAAGCGTCGTCTACTACAGGATCGCCAACCCCAGAAGTCAGGATAAGGTCCCCGAGACCGAGCAGCTTAAACTGAGTTTCTACCGGAATCTTAGGAAGATTGAAAATACTATCAAGTCCTTTGTTAATCGCTTTGATAGTTGGGCGATACTGCTGGTACTCTTGAATAGCATAAGTAAACTGCATCATCTGTGGGGGAAGAAGATGTCCCATGCCGATAATGTGATAGAGATCAACCATGACTATCTTAGTCATAATCTCTTCTTCTGCTGCACAAAAGCTTTTAAGGTCAGCAGCTCTCACCAAAGAAAGTTGGCTGAGATCATCTGTGGTGTGTATATCACCGAGATGAAGCTCGCAGAGTCTTATGCGATCCGCGAGCGCATCCATGATTTTCTGAAATTCTTCTTTTTTCATATTAGTCGCAGAAGCAGTAGCTTACTTTCTCCTTAAAGATCTGAGAACGCTTCGCTGCCTTCTTATCAGCAAGTTCTTCTACGGTAAACCAACCGTCGCGTACTCTTCTGACCTGCTGGGCATTGAGTCGGATCATCTTCATTGCCTTCGCGTCAGAAGTGAGTCTTTCGAATATGTAGTAGTAATTCCGGTGTCCGGGGGTAAGGTTTCTTACCCTTCTTCCGTTCACTTTCTTTTTCTTATACGCGCCGGTAATAGACGCTACGCCAACGTGTGTGCACTTCCAGTCTCCAGAAGTAAGTCCGTAAAATTCTGATCTTATCATTTGTAAATGTGTCCTCCGTACTATTTGTTAATTGTTAATTAGCCTGCACCAACACAGACATCAAGTTTAATTTTTGTTTTGAGCACCTTATAGCTCATAATCTCACCAACGTCAAGTTGCTCGCCGTCGATGTAGAGTTTCCAGTATTCCCACTGATGTACGTAGTCAAGAGTGGAATAATGAGTCTCGCCGACAACTTTCCAAATTTCGAACTTCTTCAGAGAGTCGAACTTATGCTGAGTAGGTTCGTACTCTATTCTCTTACCGTGAGAGTCCCAGAAGTTCGTGCACTCTACTTTCGAAGTATAACCTTCGTAGAGAAGCTCGCGGTGCAGATCACGAGAAGTAATTCCGGTAATAGTCGGCATAATTAGTCCTCCTCAAACAGTTTAAGAATAGCTTCAGGATACTTTGCCATCCTGCGATACATCTCTGCCATCTTAGCCGCATGCTCCGCATTTTCTTCATGCATTTGAGCAGTCTCAGCATCGGGCGAACCCTTCGCCCAAAGTCTTTCGTTACTCGCTGCACCGTCATACTGCTCAGCAAGTTCTTCAAAGTCCTGCACGATCTGAATTTTAGTAAGTTCGTTATCCATTTTTAAATCCTCCGTTTGTTTCTTACGTATATATTATAACGTATAAATACTAACAGGATGTTACGAAATTATTACGAAATTGTAAATAATTAAATTACATTGTTTTCAGAACGTAAAGACGAGAAAGGTACTCCTGAACCTCAGCTACCTTAGTATTCCAGTCGGTCTTCGCTCTATTGATTGCTTCTTCTTTAGAGCGATAGATGTCATCAGTATCCTCTGCTTTAAGTAGCTTACAGCACTGGCACTCATAGCGATAAAGGTAGTGCCCGGGGTAACCACCTCCATTAGGTCGTCTAAGGTCTGTGGTAATTCTTTCAGGTGCTTCTCCGCAAATAGGGCAAGGCTTTATCGAAATATATTCTTCTCTTTTTCTGGGTGGCATAAGTAGGTCCTCCTTAAAATACGTCATTAGAAACACCGGTGCAAATCTTTTGCTCAGGAAGTTTAGTCGCAGCTGTCTGAGTAAACTTTCCGGGGTTGTAGATTCTATTGATTGCCCAAGTAGCATCCTTATAGCTGTTAGTAGTAGCAATCTCGATAATCTTAAGTCGCAGAGCTTTATCTGTAGTATATCCGGTAATAGTCTTCTCGAATACCTGCACTACCGCTTTAGTAAACTTACAGTTCTGTGCGTCGATCATTCCATCGATCCAGCGTTCATAAGCTGCTCGAAGTTCGAGGTCATCTTCTAAGATAGCTTTCTTCATAGTCGCTTTGATCCCGGCGACCTTTGCAGCTCTATCATCTGCTGTCTTTCTACCAGACTTCTTAAGCTTCGTAGTATCCTCATCTGTGATTACCGCAACCATTCCGTTTACTGCGATAGCAATCTTATTAGGGTCTTCCGGTTCCTTAAGAAGCACTCCGAGACTCAGAAGCTTTTCATCACACTTAAGCTGCTTAGCAACCGAGAGAGTGGTCTCCCTCTCCACATAGTCTCTATCGAGCGGGAAGAAGCCTTTCTCATCCATGGTCTGCTTCTTTACTACCTGTTTAAGAATACTCTGAAGTTCTGCCCAGTAAGCTGCGACCTCAAAGCCGGCAAGTCTTACAAGTCTTTTATTTAATCTTAGTTCGTCAAATAGATCAAGATACAATTTTGAAATCCTCCGAATTTCATTTTCTAAATATATTATACAATAAGAAGGGACCGGTTATGGGCCAGCCCCTAAAAATTTTATACATAAGATACCTTAAGCTCGGCAATACAATTTTTCAGGTACTTATAAAGCTTCTGATTATTAGCTTTATCTATTACATCAAAAACGGCATTAAGCTTTTCATCAGAGATAGTGTAACGCGACTTAAAAGACTTCTTATAAGAAGCAGGAAGCTTACTTACTATCTGAACCAGCTTATAGGGCCAGAACTCAGAACTGTGTTCGGTATATCTGTAAGTCTCGCCGTCAGCGTTTGTAGTCTTTATAGTTTTCTTAAAATGCTTTTGCACATCATTAAAAGCTATGTTGTCAATCAGGATTGCTTCGATGATCTTATTACGGTTTATGTAGCTCTGCACGAGCGTAATAGCATCGTCAGTGCTAGAATCATAGCAGCTATCTTCATCCTCAAGCATATCACCGAGAGTCTTTGCCTCATCATCAGAATCACCGCAGATAGGCGTATCCAAACTCGTACAAAAGTTTACTGCCTTCTTCTTATCAAGTCTGAGGTCATAATACTTCTGAAGCTTTATGGTCTCGATGCACTTATTTATGCACTGTTGAGCATTAAGCTTCTTAGTTGTATCTCTCCAGCCTCGGTACTTACAAGCGTACTCGATTGCCTCGTAGAGCCACCAGAAGAAATCTTCGTACTCAAGGCAGGGTGCTACAGTATTCGCTCTATACATCTTATCAATAGTGTACCAGAAACGAAGTATAAGTGCCGAGATATAAATATCTTTAAGCGTTTCATTGTTAGTATCACAGGCATCGCAGTAAGCGTCGGCAAGTTCGTCGATAGTATAAGTCTCGTAAGGTTGGCTAAGTTTTCTTGCATAATCTATCAGGTCTCTTTTTGTTTCTTGTAGCATAGCAAGTATATCTCCTGTCAAATTTTTATCTAGTCGTAGTTTAAGTTAATATGTAAATTAAATCCGTTCAAGCTTTACTTTCATTTCATCATCGCAGGCAAGTCGATAACCTGTATCTGTTCTGTCAGCAAGTCTCTGAAAAGCTTCAGCAAGGCTTTGCAGTTGGTAAATTTCAGAAACGTCTACTTCGCCTGCGTCAGTCATTTCAAGTTCGCTGAAGCCGAGGTATACAAGGTCCTCAGCATAAGTATCATTGAAATCTTCTACCGACTTTTCCATCTCAACAACTTCGAACTTAAGTTGAGAAAGCTCATCTACATAAGCTCTAAGGTCATCACAGAGTCTATCGAAGTCTCTTACAAGCTTAGTGAACATCTGAAGCTCAAAACGATTTTCTTTTACTGTATATCCGTAATAACGACACCATTCTTTATATTGAGAATAATCATCATTATCAGTTATAGAGCAAGGAAGAACATCACCACGGTTATCTGCATTATAAAGAACAAGATAACCGCCGCTTCTTCCGTTGAAGCCGACGACATAACCGGGATGCTCCCTCTCCCAATCTTTGATCATCCAGTTAAGGGTATCATACTCTCCGTTGTCAAGAAGACTAAGAGCAGTCCAGCAGTCTCCGCTGAGGTTGAGTCTATGTACCTTTACGTTGTTTGCAATAGAATAAACTCCGTTCCAAGAGTTCATAGTTGCATAACGGAAGTGGTCCTTAAGAAAATTGAACATCTGCTTATCGTTTGTAATATCAATGCCGGTCTGGTAAAACATTATGTATTCCTCCTAAATTACTGTTCAGAAATAGTGATATAAAGTTCGTTAGTTATGTCCGCGAAGTCGTAATCAATCTCGAAGTACTCTTCAGCTTCAGAGCCATATACTCGGGTACGAGACTTGTTGTACTCAAGCTCTTCAGGGTCGTCAGACTGAACAACCTCGTCATAGCAAACATCCTTACACTCTACAAGACCTTTGAGAGCGTCAGACTTAGAAGTATAAACTCCATGAACTCCGCAAAAAGCCTTAGAGTTTCCATCATCGTCCTGTCCAGCAGAGCCCCAACAAACAATATAAAGTTTTTCCATATTCTTTTCCTCCGAAATATGTATTGTGTTTTTCTTACATATATTATTATATCACAAAAAGGCCGATTTGTAAACTGACAAAACAACCGAAGTTTTCGAAATTATTTTAATTATTTTTATGTAGTGTGCACAGGAGAAAGCTGCGTATTCAGGGGACAAGTTACATAAGGATTTGCTAGTGTCTTCTCCCGTGCACTGTTGGGCTGTGTATTTGGAACACTCTCTTATTATATATTAAATGAAGAGTTTTGTAAATGCTTAACCTATGAATTCGAGATGGTAATAATCACCATCTTTGTATTCTACCTTAGAGAATATTTTGTAGGTAAGTACAAAAGACTCTGGTTCATCAATGAACTTAATCTTTACGTAATCGTTCTTATTGAAATCCTTAAGAAGCTTACAACTTACTTTAAGTGTGTTGTCATCTTCAAGAACTACGTAGTCAGAGTTGGTCAGCTCAACTACTGGATTGGCGTCTTCTTCGGAACCGTACTCTCTATCGATCCAGAGTTCTCTCTGATAAACAGAACCGAGATTTATAGTACCCTCATCTTCAGGGTCTTCTACTACAGTTTCTACTTCTATAGAGAAATAGACAGTCTCTTCATCAGGCTCCTCATAACCGGCTTCGCGCAGAGATTTGAAAGAAACTTTCTCAGCACAAGCGATTGCTGCATCCGGATCATCGAACTCACCTACAAGAATCTCAGCGTCGGTCATCTCTTCAGCACAGGTATAGCCGAGAGCCCAGACTTCGTAAGTTACCTTAGTGTCTTCAGGAATATCCTCAATGTCCTCTACGATGTTCTCCATAAGTTCTTCGTTCTCAAAAAGTTCCTTAATGTTCATTTTATTATCCTCCAAAAGTATTTAAATTAGTTAACTGCAAGTCCAATACCCGATGCTCTCGAGTTCCAAACAAACATCAGAACTCGCTGTCCGACTGAAGATGATACTCTCGACCGACCCTGAAGCATTTTGATAATGTCGGCCTGAAGTTTCTTAGAGCCTTTAGTAAACATATTATTCTTTTCCATCTCAGCTTCGACGATAGACATTATCTGAAGTCCGTCGCCAGACATACAAGCAGACTCAAAGTCAGGGTTGTTAGAAACGTGGGTTGCGAGAAGGTGGTCTTCTACTTTCTTCTGGGTTTCAGGTGTGTACATGTTAGTTCCTCCAAAATTTAATTTAAGTAATTAGTTTGTTCATTGAACTTACTATATTTATTATAACATGTTTTATTATATAATGTGCTAACAAATTGTAAACAAATTATTGATATTTATTTAATTCGTTGCCAGCCGCACATATCACAATAATAGAGTCTCTGACTTACGCCAGTATCAATCTCGATAATATCACTCATCGAGAGGGAATGTCCGTTAAAGTCTTTCGGGCGACACATATTAAATAGATAGAAGATAACCTCGCAAATTTCGGTAGCTGTCTTCGTGTCATCGGTGAACTCGCCTTCGTAGCGGCACTCATAATCTGAGAAGTTAAACTTCTTAGGATCCCAGCCACGGAAAGCGTAGTCTGTATTTGCTATGTCCTTAATCTGATGAATCTTATATGTAATCACAGTTAATCCTCCAAGTAGTTTTTCTTATATTTGGGTTTGCGGTATCTGCGGTCATCAAAGACCTGAGCCTTATTTCTAAGTCTCGAATATTTTCTGTCCGGGTTAGGAACAGACATAATATCAACATTAACAGTAATGATATTATCAGGTTTCTTCATTTTAATTATATGTGTCTTCTGTTTCATTGGCCTTATCCTCCTCAGCTATCCAAGCCATTACGTACATCTAAACAAATATAGTTAGGCGATTCACTGGTCAGAAGCTCATTAAGCCACTCGATTCCATCATCAGAGAGCTCAGCTTCAACAAGTCTACAGATTAGACTGTAATCTGCATCTGAGATATTCATCAGGCTGGCCAAATAAATATTAGATACATCATCAGGCTCACGGTCAAAGAACTCCTGAACTTTGTTGTGAAAAGTTATCTGAGCCACAGACGAATGCTGACCCACCCAGTGAATAAGAAAGTTTTCACCGCTGTCGTAATCCTCATAGATAATAAAACAAGTTTTCATTTTAAATTTCTCCTTAGGTTTCTTACATTTATATTATAACATATTTTATTAAATTTGTAAACTGACAAAACTACCAAAGATAAAGAAAAAATCCTAACATTTTCTGTTAGGATTTAATAATAAACATCTTTTTATATAAAGTACATATATTTATGGTGCCTTCTTCATTATCATCAATAACTGTCTCAACCTCAAGGGCGACAGCATTAAACTCAGTAAGGTCAGCTTCAAGTAGAATCCGCCTGAGTTCCTGTGGTGCTTCAGTCTTCGCATACTCTATAGCATCTTCAGGGTCTGTAAAAACTCTAAGTAAGAAAGTATTATCAGTTACTCTTCTATTATAGTATCCAATAGCCCACACTTCATAACACAATGGAGCATCCTCCGGTAGAATCTCTAACATTCTATGTACTGACCTTTGTTCTTCCTTAGTTAATAAGTCCTTTACTATACTCATAATGCTGCCTCCTAATGAATTATTAAGTTGATAAGTTAATAATAACATAGTTGGTAATATTTGTAAATAGCCTAATAATAAAAAATAACGTTTGTTAAATTAAACAAAATGTCGGATTTTGTCAATTGTAGCAAACGTTATGTCTTTTTATTCATATAATGTTATATTATCATTTTTAAGGGAAGTCTGAACATCTATAACTCTTTGGTTCGAAGAGCCGCGATACTTTAGCCTGAGGTCCTTAAGCTCTTCTACAAACTTACCATCTACGACTACATCAACCCCGGATCCAATAATGTCATCAGCTACTTCTTCCCAAAGATAGCCGGTCCAGATCCAGACAGTTTTATTGGGATACACTTCCTTAAACTTCTTTACTAGGTCTAGAACGTCTGTTCTGTTTCTAGGATGTAGTGGTTCACCACCTAGGATACTCAGTCCGCTAATGTGATCTGGCTTAGCGAGTTCTAGAAGAAGGTCCATGGTTTGATCCGTGAACTCCTTACCACCTTCAAAGTCTCTAGCGACTGTGTTAAAGCAGCCCGGGCAGTTGAAGGTGCATCCCTGAACAAACAGGGATACCCTACAGCCAGGTCCGTTAGCAATGTCCAATTGTCTAATTACATTGTAGTTCATTCGCAACCACACTCATGACAATCTAGGTGAACATAGCGGTCTCTAATCTCTGCGGTTCTTCCTTGATTAAAGTTTTGTGCAGAAATATAGCCACAGACTCTACGCGCAATATTCATACGGTCTCTATCTGTATTTCCACAGTTAGGGCACTTCCAGATAAGCTTACCAGATTCATCTTCTTCGATAAGAATTTCTCGATCCCAGCCGCACTCATGACAGTAATCTGACTTAGTATTAATCTCAGCGTACATGATATGATCGTAGATATACTGGATAATAGTCAGAGCCGCTTCGAGATTATTCTCAAGATTAGCACTTTCGATGTAGCTGATTGCACCGCCTTTAGAAAGTCTCTGGAACTTAGCTTCTACCTCAAGCTTCTTAAACGGATCAATAGGAGTTTCTACATGAACATGATAACTGTTGGTGACATAGTTGCGATCCGAAACTCCGGGGATTTCGCCCCAGCGCTTCTGCAAGCATCTAGCGAACTTATAAGTAGTACTCTCGAGAGGGGTACCGTAGATTCCGAATCCAAGATTAAGTTCTTCATTCCACTCATCACACTTCTCATTCATATGTCTGAGGATCTCTAGTCCGAGTTCCTGACCTTCCTCAGAAAGCAGGTCCTTACCGGTCAGTTCTTTAACGCATTCCCAAAGTCCGGCATATCCGAGTGAGATAGTAGAGTATCCACCAGTAAGAAGCTTATCAATTGTCTCACCTTTCTTAAGTCGAGCGATAGCACCATGCTGCCAGAGTACTGGAGCAACATCACTGATAGTACCTTTGAGTCTTTCATAGCGGCAAAGCAAGGCTTTATGACAGAGTTCAAGTACTTCATCAAATGTCTTCCAGAAGCTATCCATGTCTTTAGAATAGTTTTCGCCGGTTGCCGAGCAAGCTACATCTACTAAGTTAACAGTAACTACTCCCTTATTAAATCTACCCCAATACTTTGCTTTTCCATTCTCGTCATACCAAGGAGACAGGCAGCTTCTACAACCCATAGGTGCGAAGCAGGAACCTTCCTTAAGTTCCTTCATGATCTTCTCACTAATATAGTCAGGAACAAGTCGCTTAGCTGAGCATTTAGCAGCAAGCTTCGTAAGATACCAGTAGTCAGTTCCCTCTCGTATGTTATCTTCTTCTAGAACATAGATGAGTTTCGGGAAAGCCGGTGTGATCCAAACACCTTTCTCATTCTTAACTCCCTCATATCTCTGAAGAAGAACTTCCTCGATGATCATCGCCAGGTCTTTTTTAGTCTGCTCGTCTTCTACTTCGTTGAGGTACATAAACACGGTAATGAAAGGTGCCTGGCCATTAGTAGTGAGTAGGGTATTGACCTGATACTGGATCGTCTGTACTCCACGCTTTACTTCTGCGCGAACTCGCTTTTCTGTAATGTCAGCTGCCAACAGAGTTCGGCTATACTGATCCAAAGATTTAAGCTCTTCTTCAACCTCAGCTCTGATCTTCTTACGGCTAATGTCTACAAAAGGTGCCAGGTGGGAGAGGGTGATTGACTGACCACCATACTGATTACTACTTACCTGCGCAACTATCTGTGTAGCTACATTACACGCAGTAGAAAAACTATGTGGCTTCTCAATAAGAGTACCGCTGATTACAGTACCGTTCTGAAGCATGTCATCTAGGGCAACTAGATCGCAGTTATGTAGTCTCTGCGCGAAGTAGTCCATGTCATGGAAATGAATTGTACCTTCGTCATGTGCCTTCACTACATCTTTAGGTAGAAGAAGTCTGCGTGTAAGGTCCTTAGATACTTCTCCTGCCATGTAGTCTCTCTGTGTAGAGTTAATTACCGGATTCTTATTTGCATTCTCCTGCTTAAGTTCCTCATTGCTAAGATTAATTAAGCTGAGAATCGAATCATCGGTAGTATTAGATTTTCTTACTAACTCTTTATTATGTCTGTATTTAATAAATGCGCGAACGAGATTGTTATAATTTCGGAAGATAAGTTCGTCTTCAATTAGGTCGTTAATATCTTCGACCTTTATTGCGCGCTTATATACACTACACTTCTCTTCTACGATATCTGCAAGCTGATCAATCTTTCTTCTGCTGATCTGCTTTGATTTAATGACTTCCTGATTAGCATGTGAAATTGCTTCGATAATCTTCATCTTATCGAACTCAACTTCTCTGCCATCACGCTTAATAACTCTTTGCATAACTAATACCTTTCCTCAATTTTTATGTCTAAGAGCCTTCTGCTCTGTAATTAATTTAGCTGATTCTAAGGCTAATTTCTGCCTATAAAAGGAGTGGGACGACGAGTTTTACCTCATCGCCCCCGATGCCAATGACACATCATCTACTCGCACTCACCCTACTATATTATACGATATTAAGCGTGTATTTTTTGATGATATGAAAAATAAATTCCCAAGCCGTCAGCATACAAATAATACTTTTCTGAACTATTCGTTTCTGTCACTATAAAGTTTTTATATTTAAAATCCTTAAAATAAATGGCTCCAACGGGTTTTTTGTTTATATCAAGCAGTTCGATTATCGGTGGATTATCAGATTCAGCCAAAGCATGAAATAAACTGGTTAGTGGGTGTTCCATATATCTCGTGTACCTCCTAAAAAAGAAAACCAAAAATGTCCGTGACCAAGATACTCATCGTATTCATCTAACATTCGCTTTAGAGTATCCAAGTCCCTCTCGTAGAAAGCTATAACATCTTGGAGTTGGGAGTAAGCAAGGAGTTTAGTAAAGTCCGTCGACCCGGTCGACACTTCTTTACAGTAAGTTTTAAAAAGATTAGCTGCTGCTTTCGTTAACATCTTAATAACTAACTTAGTGGATCTATAATCCTTCCAATAACTTATAAAATCATGCCAGGTAGTGATTAACTGAAATTGGATCAATTTCCCTTCTTCTGCATACTCTAATATTTTTAATAAAAGTTCTTGTGCTTCTTTATCTTGCATTTTTAGCTATTCCTTATAATAATTAAAATAAAAGCGCTGGACGGGAGGAAACATCCAGCGCAACGAACAAAGGAGGAAACTTGTATAAGAGTTTTCTCTTATATTATATTATACGATAAATAATTTGAAATTTCTCAAATTGTCTCAATAATTTTTATGCAAATTAATTATACCAACCAAACAGCACGTTAAAGATGCTGTCAGCAAGCTTAGAAACATCTGCTGCAGGCTGGGCCTTAGCATTAGAGTTTACCTGGCTGCTGATAGTAGTCTCAAAGTCGCCATCCCTAAGAGTCATGTGATAATTCTCATACTTTGCCTGAAAAGCCTTGAGAGCTTCATCGAAAGCAGCCTCTGCATCAGCGAGCTTGTTAGCAATGTCTTTCTTGCCAAGCTCATAAGCTTTCTTAAGATTCTCAAGAGCTTCAGCATATTCCTTAGTAAGCTGAGTAAGATCTTCCTTATAAACCTTACGTGCAGCATTGAGTGACTTAAAAGCATCTTCTACTTTCTTAGCATCAGCTTTCTTCTGAGCAGCTGCATCTTCCTTAGCCTTTCGTGCTTCACAGTACTCGGCTTCGGCAGCAGTGAGCTCTTCAATAGAATCAAAAGGTTTCTGAAGTACTCTCGAGTAGTAAGAATAGGTCTGCTCGCCACTTTTTTCAATAGTTACGTTGTTCTTTTTCATTTTAAATACCAATCCTTTTTGTTATTTTTTATATTAAGCCGGACAGCAGTCCTCTCAACTATCCGACTTTATATTATACGATAAAAATTAATTAAATCCGCATTCTATGCAAATTCCGGTTTCAATATCAAAGGTTTCTTTTCCACACTCGGGACAGAACTTTAGGTGAGAATCTGAAACTTCTGGAGTTTCGGCAGGATAACCACCATCATACTCATTACCGAGATCATGAACCTCTTCTACTTCTTCATCAAGGAAATCCCAATAATTTCCTTCTCTGAAAGTAAGAGTCTCACCTCTAGACTTTATAGCCATCTCACATCTACTACAAAGCCAACCGAGATCTACTTCCTTACGACACTCACTCTTATCAAAAAGGTCATTACACCAGGTACACTCAACTGTATCCTCATTCTCTTCCATCTCTTCTACTAGCTGCTCGATAGTCATTCCTTCTGGAATCGGCTTTTTAGCGCACTCAGCAATCTTAAAGTCATCACCAAGTTCAGCTCTATATTCTCTGAGCTTATCAAGAAGGTTAGAGTCGTCAGCATCGTTCTCGTCTATAAACTTACGAAGGTCTGCACCTGTAATTATACCAATTTCGCGGCAGAGCTTAAAGAACTCTTCTTGATCTGCTTTATTCTTAAATGAAAATCTCGTAGGTGCAACTTCTTCTACAAGTCCGTTACTAAAGTAGAATTCATCATCATCGAACTCAGAATCATCTGTATACTTCCCAAAGTCACCTTTATTAAAAACAGATACTGCGGGTTCTGCTTCAGTTTCCTTACCTACAGCATCTTCCCAAGACCAAACTGTTCCAAGATCACAAGAGTCAGTACACTCGCCAAAATCATTTCTATTAACCTCAATTTGATTAATAACAGGCTTCTGGTTCATGCAGCCCATAGCAAATGCCTTAGCTTCGTCAAAGAAGTCGAAGGGCTCATCCTCACAGTTAGGGCACTTTACAAAATAAATATATGTTACCATTTATATTCTCCTTAAAGATTAATCACATAATTTAGCAAATTGAAATTACTTAAATTTCGTCAAGTAACCCAGACTTTCTTAACAACTTCTCCGATTCTGAAATTAGCGCAATCTCGTTTACTTCGCCGGCAACTAAGAAGATTTTAAGTATCCTACCTTTGTAGCAGAGTCTGATATCCCGGAAATCTCCATTATGAAAATACTCTAATTTCGCACCGGCGAAATCCGGGCAATTACAGAAGTCAGTAATCAGGTCGAGTTCACGATCCACGAACTTACATATGTCTTCTTTGTAGTAGATGTTGTTAAGCCCTAGGTCTACCAGCTTCCCTCTCCACTGAGCAAAGCATTGATGACCCGATGGATCAGAGAGGAAGTTTAGAGTTTCCCCTCTGTACTCTATAGTATCGTATCTTATTACTAACCCGAGTTCCCTGGCTTCCTTAGAGATCTCGAAGGATTGCTCGGAGTTAGCTTCAGTCAACATATTCAAACTGATAAAGATCACCTGCCCTATTCTTTACAGGACCCTTACTAATAATAGACCTATCGATCATTGGGATACTTATAGGTAATGCAAAACTAGCCTTACGCTTAGACTCAAATATCTCTCCAGTATTTAAGCACTTAACTTTTCTACCTGTGGCTGAGGTCTTTCCGTACATTGGATTAGCTGCTCCGGCTCGACTTTGATGAGTAGCACCTAAGCGATAACCTTCAGGGGCTTCTTCTGGTAGACAATATACATCAGTGAGCCCATTAGTAAACCACTTCTTACCATTTCTAGTATTATGTGCTTTCTCTTTCATTTCGTCAGTAAACTTACAGCCTGACCTAGGATTATTAGTTCCTGATAGTTTCAAGCTCATCTTAGCTAGCTCTTCTTCTGTGTGCCTTGGTCCACCGAGACGCCAGTCAGTATTTTCTAATAAAAATGTCTCTAGCTCTTCAGGAAAGATATATTTTTTAATATTTAATTTTTCATTATAAACAGCTTTACGTCCTCTAATGCCATTACCCGATATAGCTGGGTCTTTTCGTACGGCTTCTAAGTACAGAGTTCGAGCAAGTTCAAAGTCTTCTTCTGAAATATCAAAAGACCTTTTATTACTCCAAGAACTATTAACTTTAAATGTATTAGCCATTATATAAAATGCTTGGGCGAAAGCTGGAATTTCTGGAAAGTCTAAAGCTAATAGCTTATGTGCCTTAAAGTGTTCACCCGGAGTTAGTCTAATGATATTAGGGTGTCTATCTTTAGTACGACCCTCTCCTCCGTAGCTAGTAGGAATAATGTGATGACCTTCCCAATGAGATAGACCATCCGACCACTGTCCTCTATTGTTAATTATAGACTCAATAAAAATTATATAATCTGTATTTGTAAAATCTAGCATTTAAATAAGCTCCTTAAAATACTTCATTTAATTTAGCTTATTTTTTACTCGCGAAATTCTATCACAAATCTCTGATAATTGCTCTTAGCTCATCATCGAGTAAATTATTTGTTATATTGCTAGACTCAATACCATCTATCAGGTAATTACCAAGTTCCTTCTTTGACTCGATAATTTGTTGCACTCTTTCATCAATAGTATCTCGACAAATTAAAACAGTGATAAAAGCTGGACGAGTATTATTTACACGATATATGCGGTCTACTCCTTGGTCGAACATCGCAGCAGTGTAAGGTGTATCTAGACAGATAAGGTAGGAAGCAGAGTTAAGAGTCCAGCCGGTTCCGACCTTTCCCCAAGTACCAATGAATACTTGTTCATTAGGATCATCTTGGAATCTAGCTACGTTACTAGCAACTACCGGATCTGGGACATCACCGGTATTTATACTAAAACGAAATTCGTCGAGTTTCGCTGCGAGCTCATTTAGAGTTTCTTTAAACACTGAGAGTACCACAACCTTCTCTCCTTGAGAAGTAAGTTCTTGGATCAGCTCTAGACAGCGATCTACTTTGCATGAACTTACGGGTTGAGTAGTCAGGATACTCGGACATGCGGATGCTTGTCTAAGTCTAGTAGTAAGAGCAAGGAGGCTCGAGGTCTTAAGTTCAATCTTGTCGGCTTCTTCCTTGACTCCTTCTTTGATTGCTTCATAGAACTTACGCTGATCGTCTTCCGGCTCTAGAAGTTCCAGGGTTACTGTCTTCGGTGGCATGTCAGATCTTACTTGATCCAGAGTTCTTCTAAGTGAACACGACTTAATAACTTCCTGGAGGACATCTAGATTCTTGAAGCCAATAACTTGGTTATTTTTGAAACCTCCGAAATTACAGTACTGAGATTTGTAGTTCGTGAGAGTCGACTCATCATTACCAGTCCACGAGAGAGGGACATATGCGGAGAGGGGATTATTAGTAATCAAAGTTCCGGTTGCTGCAATCTTAAAGGGAGCTTCTAGCTTTAGCAGGTTAGTTCCCTGCTGAGAAGTCTTAGTCGCTGCCTTATGGGCTTCGTCGAAAGCGATCATGCCGAACTTGTTAGCCGACTTATTGAAGGCTTCGATGATCCGGTCGTCTCTGAGACTTTCTAAGTTGGTGATAACAAAGAATTCCTCTATTGGATCCTTGAGCTGCTGTGCTCTCTTGTCCATAGACCTGTAACGAGTAGTTCCGTTTCGGGTTATGTACTCTCCTAAGACAACAGCTGACTCGGTCGAGAACTTCTGAATCTCTTTCTTCCAGTTCTGTTTCAGAGAGTTGACTCCGCAGATAATGAAACAGTGATCAATTATCCCTCTCCTCTTAAGAGTCTCAGCGAGCCAGATAATAGAGTTCGTCTTTCCTAGACCCATAGAGTCCAGAAGAAGCCACTTCTCTTTGTCTAACCCAAAGTTAATAGCCTCGAGCTGATGTTCGAAAGGTTTCATCTTGAACGAAACTTTCTCAATTTCAGAAAGTGGCTCCAGGTTAAAATGTTTGTTAAAATGAAATTCGCCAGATTTCGGCGTATCTAATAATTTAAGTTGTATCTCGTCCAAGAAAGTAAGACTATCTAATAATCGGCCGAGATAACAAATCGGAAGTTCCCAGCATTTCTCTTTCTTATGATAGTGTGCTGTAGGTATAGTCTTAATAGAGTCTACTATGTATTGATTAAAGTTGAAGTCAACTATCAAGGAAGATAGACCTGATATTTTCTTTGGCGGCGAGATCTCAAAGATTCTAATCATTAATGAAATCTCCTAAGTTACGGAATGAAATAAACGAGATTACCGAAATCTCGAAAGTTACAGAAACGAGATTTTTGAGATTATCGAAATTTCGGAAGTCTCGCGCGCATATACGCATGCGCGTAAGGAAATAGCCAAAATTCGACTAAAAAGCGCAAAAAGGTGCAAATTAGCTCGAATTTTAGCTAGAAAAAGGTGTAATTAATCTAAAAGTGAGACATACTGGGTAGAAAAATCCTTTTCAGGGGCTTCTTCTCTAGTTTTATATGTAACTGTAGCTTCAACAACAAAGGGCTTATCACAGTAGTCACAAATAAAGCTTTCTGTCATGTCTGGCTCTCTAGTTTCAGTATAATAATCTTCATAGATGATCTTACCTAAAGAATCTTTTACTACTTCATCTGGTTGGCCTATAAGAGAACCAGGCATATAAATCTCCCCAGGAAGATATTCTGCTCCACAATGTGGGCATCTAATAATTGCTGATTTATGGTTAATTACTGTCTTCATGTATGCTCCTAACTGAAAAATCTGATTTTTTGAAAATTTCTAAAAAATTATTTGCACGCGCGCACCATGCGCACGCACGCTCTAGTCCTATATATAATAATACTCCAGGGCTATATTATAGATCTATAATAGATATATTTATATTTCTATATATTCTATATTTTTATTTTTGGTTTTTGAGAATTTTTTTAGTATTGCGGCAAGCCGCATAGCCTTCGGCCTAAAGGCCTCAGTCTATAACTACAGTTAAAATAAAATATTTAAAAGATCTATCTATTATAATATACAGTATATATTATAGTAATTTAATAAATTATTAAAAAAATTTTTAGAAAATTTTATATTATTTATATGGGCGGGCTATTAATTTAATAAATTAATAAATTAATGAAATTGTGAACATTTCGTAAACTTTTAATTTTACAGGTGGCGGGAGAACCGCCAGAACGCATTCTAGCATACCAAATTCTCTTTGTATTGCAGTTGTATACTAGTACCCTACTGTTTATATACCCAAGGCATTTAAACGTGCCAGAGGTACCTTAAAACGCGCCACACGAAATTGTAAACATTTCGTAAACAATTCCAGAGCAGTATAATATTTTTAAAACATTCACCAGAAGCCCAAATTCTCTTCCTGTCGCGTTTTCCCTCTCGGCCTTATAAAGTTTATAGACCAACTACCTTTCGTGCGACCTGAATAAAAATATGAGCTCATAAAAATAATTAGACCCCTTATAATAAAATAAGAGGTCAATAAAAATTATTCAATTCCAGCTGCTGAATTTATTTTCACAAGCAGGTCTTCTATTATTTCCTGGGTAGCATCAGAAAGATTTTTCTCGGGGTCTTCTTTAGCCTTATTATAATAAAACTCAGAAAGTTCTTTCATATCTCCGGAAGCTATAGAAAAACTTCCCCAGTCGCAAATCATCTCAAGAATATAGACATAAGGCATATCCTCTCCGAGCCAGTACTCAGGGTGATGCTCATTGTTCTGCCAGTGATGTTCCCAGGCCCTCTCGTACTCAGGAGTCTTCTTCTTATCTCCGTGCCATCTCTGAGCATAAGGCTCGAACTCTTCTTCTGAGAACTTAGACTCATCATGCTCGGCTATGAGATCATCAAATACATCAATATCTATATTCTCAAAAAGGTCCGGGCAATTCTCCTTAAGCCAAGAAGAAAATTGAGAAACTCTTTCTTTATGAGCAATAACATATTCTTTATATTCTTTCTGATAGTCTGCTCCGCCTTCATTAATCATATTCAGTAGCCCGAAGGCATTTAGTAAGTTCATAAAATATTTTTTCTGCCTTTCTAATATTTTTTAATCCCAAAGATTTTCGTAAGTCTTAAAGTCTTCTGCTATAGAAGAAGCGGATTCACATAAACTCTTATGTTCCGGACTTCCATAGCTAGGAACACTAAAATAACCTTTAAGGTACTTTAGCAGTTCTTCCCACCCGCTAGCCATATAAGTCATTATCTGTTTACCGTCTTTAAAAATATAAATAGAAAATAAATCTTTAAATCTACTGCAGCCTACCTTAACTTCGATTTCATGATCTTTTTCATTAGCCGGCTTATGATGTTCCTTATAATGAAAACCTGTATTATCTAGTCTAGACTCTTCAGTTGCAATAACATCTGAAGCTTTATGATTAACCATATAAGCAATAAGCTCTATAAATTTTTCTTTATTAGTTTTAGAAGAAACTACTGAAGCCGGCTGAGAACTACTTGTTGTAGAATTATTCATGACAATCCATTCTACTAGTAAGTCATCATACTCCTGAGTCCCAGAGTCAGGAAGAAACATATAAGGCTCAATAGCGGCTACGAAATTTTCATAGCCCTTACGTTGAATACTCTCTACTTCCTCATGGTCTATAAAAATATGTATTTCGAATTCTTCGGTACTCGTATCGACCGCTACTATAATGCTCCTATCAAATTCTTTAGAGCCATCGTTATAATGCTCGCTAAGGCGGAAGTACCTATCAGAAATATCTTTTCTCGTAATACTCTCAAGTTCAGAAGAAGCATGGTCTATATGATATTTAATAAGTTTTTCAAATCTTTTCTTATAGCTTCCTGAATTACTAGCAGGCTTACTCATATACTGCCATTCTCTTAATTCCATAGGTTAATCTCCTTATAATAAAAGCTCCTAAGAAAGAGCTTAGAAGCAAGTATTTTATTTTTGAGTCTATTTCACGCATTCTATTTTTCCCATTCAATTAATTTAGCATAACTATTTTAATTAATTATTATTTTAATAATCTGATAAGTTATTAGGCTTTAGGAAGAAAAAAGAAAGGTTTCGCCTATTCTATATAGTTAGAAGAATTAGAAGTAGTTAGTTTAATATAAAGAAAATATAAATGAGTTATGCTTTTCTCTATATAAAACTTAAACTCATTTTCTATATGCTCTATTTATTATATTGTTTTATATATGAGATTAAGGTAGAACTTTAACTCATATATTTTTTCATGCTGGCGAAAAAGAAAAAGCTTAAAGATTTTATTCTCTAAGCTTTTATTATTTTAATTATTTATATCTGATAATTCATTATACCAGTCAGTCTCTTCTGCTGGGTCGGTTTTACTCTGAATCTTCTTAACTGCTAAAGCAATAAGTTTTTGCTTATCTGTTTTCTGTCCGGCATATTTAAGTAATGAAGTGAGAATTTTTGTAAGGTCAGTTTCATTAGCAACTTCTTGTTCAAAGCGAGACAGATTATCATTAATTTTATCTTGTTCTGCTTTCTTAAGATCTTTTATATGCTGTGTGTATCCCTGAGCTTTTCTCTCAAAGTCTGCTCCATCAAGTATTTTTCTAAGGTCAACAGTATTTCTTGTTTCAGGTATCAGCTTAGAGAATCGTGTTTCTGTATTCTCTACCCCAATAGAATACAGATTAGAGCCAAAATTTTTACCGCTTGCAAATCCAAAACCAGTAAAATAAATAGAACCATAGAAGGTGATATAATTACCCGAGTCTTCTATAATAGAAGCTCCAGCCTTAGAAGCTTGCTGTAATAGTCTATTCTTCATATCCTCCGCGTCAATCTCAGAAGCATAAGCAAGACAAGTAGAAAGCTCAAAAGTTTTATTCTTAGTATTCACTCTATTATATGATTTATACAAAGTGCAATAAAACATAATATAAAAATCTCCTTAAGAATTTTTTAACTATATAATTTAGCAAAAAAGAAGCTTGGAAGCAATTAATCCTCCAAGCTTTCTAATTTATTAAGCTCTCTGAAGTTTAGTCCAGTTATACCAACCATAGAAAGCATTAGCAGTCCAAGCGATATACATAGCAACCATAGACCACTGACCGAGAATAATAAACATAACCAAACTTGCTACATCGATAAGAATCCAGCAAGCCCACTGTTCTCTGTATCTCCAAACCATAAGAAGCTGAGCAATAACAGCAAGAGCAACAGTCATAGCGTCAAGATAAGGAAGAGTGCTTCCGAGAACTGCTTCGCCGAAGAAACCAAGAAGGAATGTACTAATTGCAACTACGCCAGCAGACACAAGCCACTGCCAAAGCTTAAACTTCTTCGCCTTAACCTGTTCAGAGCCGTCTTCATTTTTAGTCATATTCTTTTTCCACATAAAGACGCCGAAGATACAAACAATGAAGTAGAACACCTGTTCACCGAACTCAAGATAGAGTGCAAGGTCCCAACAGATAATCATATATGTAACCATCTGAAGGAAGTTGAAGAAGTAAGAGGAAATCTTTCCTTTCGCTGTCAGGGCAACGCAGATAACTCCAGCAAGTCCACAGACAATTCCGATAGCAGAGTCAGGTACAATGAAATACATAATTACCTGAAGCAGAATAAGAGAAGCGAAAAAGATCTTCTCAAAAGCAGTATAACCGTTCCAAAATTCGTTCTTAAGCCATTTTACCATTTTCAATAATCTCCTTTACATCATCAACAATTTTCTTAAAGTTATTATAATATCCGCCGTCGAGAATAACTACTTTATCCCAGTTTCCGGAAGCTTTTATGTTATTACAAAGAATTTCAAAGAGTTCTCTTCTCTCGTCCATACCACTGAACTCCATATAACGAGTGTGATCGTCTACAAAAGTTCCGTGTGGACAAAGAAGATAAATCTTATCCCAACGGCATTTCTTAGTAATAGCATCTGCAGCAACAGCAATATCTTTGAACTCTTCTTCAGTAAGGTCAAGCTCAGGGTCTCTGTGATAGTACTCAGCATACATACGGGTAGTCATACTGTCAGAGTCAGCAAAGAAGATTCCCTGATTACTCGGTGAATTAATCAACTTTTTATTCATCTGATACTGTCCGTCGAGAAAAGCAAGATAGTCAGCACCATCGAGTTCCCATTCAGAAATATAACTCTCTCCCATATAGTCTCTGGCATACTCATGAGAATAAGGCGCATTGAAATATTTACCAAGGTCTTTTACCAGAGTAGTCTTTCCTTCGCTCGCAGTTCCGCAAATAAGAATATTAGTACTGAATACTCTTCTAAAAGGAAAAGTAATTTTGTCCCAGTACTTAATAGGATTTTCTCTTATCATTGTAGCTGAGATGGGATTTTCAGTGCGGTCAAGAAGGACTACTTCAAAACCTTCTTCTGTAAGTCGAGCATGATAAGCGGCTTCACTAACATAGAAAACCGGTTCAGGATATTCCTCAGTGCCATTTCTGAAGATGTCTTTTACAACCTCAAGAAACGGAAGCCAGCCATTAGGATAAGCAGGAATATTCTTTTCAGTCTCGTCTATGGGATAAACAGCAACAAGGTCGTCATCAGCGAAGAATTCTCTTACATAACGATAACGACGTCTCAGAGGCATCTTCTCACCGCCACGGTCTCCCTCTCGACCATCGACAATTACAATACAACCGCCGTCACATTCTTTCTTAGCTCTCATAATAACATCAAGGTGTCCCTGATGCAAAGGAGCAAAAGTTCCAAAGACAATACCAACCTTTTTGCCTTTAAGTTTTTTCTGATAGGTATAAATCATTTGTGTCCTCCTTAATTGTTTCGTATTTTATAATACGATATACAAATTATTAATTTAATAAATTAATAAAAAAAAGAGTCATCTGTTAATACAAAATGACTCTTTTAATATTTTTAATTAAACTTCAGAAGTAGTATTAATTGCTACACCTTCTCCAGAAGGCTCGCCGTTAATAAACAGATATAATAAGCTCAGCATTGTTCGTTTGTTCTTTTAAGAATTTGTTTCTGTCTGTCTGAGTGCTATATTTTGCAAATATAAACTGTCTAAATCTTTTTTCATTTGTACATAGCGGATTGCCACTTCTTCAACAGAGTCACACTCTTTAAACATATCATCAACCATTGACATAAAATCATATCTATCCATACTACCTAGTCCTCCTTATTTTTTGCGTCCTCTAAGATAAAGCCGTAGTAGCCTTTTTCATTGGGTTGTACTTCTTCACTCCAGTGCGTAAAAGGAAGGTCGATTCCTCTTTCTTTTAACGCACGGCAGAAGTGATAATCACACCTTTCTGGATAAAGTCTCTTATTAGGAACAAAATCGCTGTTAGATTTTACTTCAATCTGTCGCATATTCTTAGGCTTAGGATCACCTCGCATAAAGCTTGAGAGTTCTTTTTCGTAGCTTATTGAATAATCTGTGTCATAGATTACTGTATAAATTTTCTGGTCTTTTATATAGACGTGGAAAGTTTCTCTTTCGCAAGTATATCCATACAGCAGTGTTCTATTATACAAATAAGGCCTTAGCTCCGATATTCCAATAATAGTTTCATTAGCTTTATCTATTTCACTAAGCTTATCAAACCATTCTTTTTTCATATAGCTTTCCTCCAAAATAAATTCTATATATTTTATAATACAATACTGGTGGAGAAAGAATTATAAAAAATTAAAATTTAGCTATTTACAAATTACACCAGTTATGGTAATATAAACTTAAATAAATTTTAAAGGAGGAATTTAATATGTTTTACTGTACCATTTACAAGCAAGCAAAGCTGTCCGACAAAAACACCTGTGAGGTTTTTCTCTGTTTGTCTTACCTCGATAAAGCAGATGCAGAGAACTATCAGCAAAAGCTAATTCAACAAGCTATTGAAGCAGGTGGCCGTACTTATGTAACTGAAGGTAATTATACTACAATAACTGGCAAAATTATACTTAAGCCGACGGGTATCACAAGTAATCGAAGCGGCAACCATTATAGAATTGGTGTAGAAAGTGAGTCTACTAAATTTTCTATTATTCCAACCAAAGCAAAGTCCTTGATTCCTGCCTACAAAATAACTGACGGCCTCGCTTATGAAATTTATGTGGAAGATGCTGCACAACGTCAGCTAACAGAGCATTTAGCACGGCAAGAAGAAGTTAGTGAGAATTTAAAGAAATTTACAGCTGAGATAAACCCAATGACAGACCTCTATCTAGTTCTAAGGTCTTTTGTTAAGTATTCTAATCAAAAGTCAGACAAAGAAATGCTTACTGCTATAGCTATTGAAAAGATTCAAGAATTAATCTAAAATAACAAAAGAGCTTAAGAAAAATATCTTAAGCTCTTTTTCTTGTATATTATAATTTTCTTAAGAAGCTTTGCTTGGTATTCTGTTTCTACTTATAAATTATCTCTTACTTCAAAAAGAATAACACCAAATTATCTATTGATATACTATCAAGAGTATTGTTATTTGAAAGCGTAGCTTTACATCTAAGAAATCGTAATTTCTTATCCTCTGTAATGTTAAACGCATAAAAGCAGGTGCCACAAGATACATCATCTATCTGATTAACAATTCCCGCATTTACCGTAAAATAGCGAGTACCCTCTAACGTATATCTTTGTGAAAAGTCAGTAACAAAGGCGTTATAAGCATACGAGTTACCATTAGTATCTTTTAACCAAGTTATAAACCGTAGACTCACTCCTATTAAGCTATCAATCGTTGCATCACCTATAAACTGAGATATATCAATCGTTTTACCACCCTCACTCTGAGTATAAACATTTTTAGACTCATCGCTGCAAGGAACTACAGAAAGAAAACCATTTGGTAAGTCAGCTTTTTTAAGATATGTCTCACTAAAGATGTTTCCACTATTATCCTGCAGAGCTCTCGTAGCAAAATCAGTTCTAGTAGCTGAAGCTGCTATTTTAGCTTTGGATACCGTATGAACCTGCATAGTACCATCTGAATTAATTGATACTGAATCTAATGGAATTTCTGAAATATATATCTTGTAATATTGATTGGAGCCTCCACCAGCAGTAACATTCATTATGAAAGCATTAATCTTTCCTGGGTACTCTGCAGTGAATATTGCGGAGCCGTTGCTGATAGTAAACTTCTGAGGATTATCCCAGGAAGCACCTGCATCAATATCAAACGTTGCTGATGCTGAGAAATTTGCTGGGTCAGAACCTGAAGTGTGAGGTAATAATATAACCTTATACTGTTTATCTTTTTCAAGACTAAAAGCGTTAGCAAAATATGTAGTACTGCCACTTTCGCCTTTTATGCCATTTACCAGTAAGGTAGCATTAAGACCTTTTACATGTCCAAGATTTAAGTCGGTAGCAATCTGGGATGGGTGCATGTTAGAAGCATACTCAGTATGAGTATGAGACTTAAGAGCATACTTATCATCGTGAAGATGGCTAGATGCAGCATAGTTATGAGTATGATCTGTTAGCGCATATTCATTATGATTATGGCTTACTGGCGCATAACCCGAAAGATCAGGAGCAGAAATCTTTCCTATTTCTGTATCTACATACTCCATGGTAGCAACGTCTTTAGCTTTTTTAGGACCAGTCTTAACCGTTGCAGTACCATCTTTATTTACAGTAAATGCATTTTGGTAGCCTAATATAACTTGATCTGATTCAGTAGAGGTACAGTTACGACCCAGAATAATTGCATTATCATGGTTAGCTACACTGGAGTTGCCTATAACAATGGCATTAGCAGCATTTGCTACAACATTTTTTCCTATTGCCATTGAAGACGAACCCGCGCTAAGAGCACCAAATCCTATTGCTGTAGAAACATGTCCAAGTGCAGACGCACTATGACCAATAGCTGTGCCATGGCTAGGCTGTGTGAGACTTGCATATTCGGCAGCTCTTAAATCTGATCCATTAGCAAATGATTTAAATTTTAATACGCTAGGTAATGAAATATCAAATGATAAATAAGTCATTCCTAAAATATACGTTTTATCCGTATTATTATAATCAAACGGTAAAGTTACTGTAAGGACATAATTACCAACATCTCCCGTCAAGGCGGCTGTATAAGTTTTAGGTGCTTTAGAATCTTCTTGAACAATCACACTAGGAGTTAAAGTAAGTTTCACTGTACCACATGATATATTCCATGAGTATTTGTAAGAAGAGCCATCGTTTTCAATTTTATAATAATCTGTATATGTTTGGCCTAAAGGAAGCTTTACTACTGTGTTTGCTAAGCAGTTAGTTCCCATAAAGTAGCCAGAAGTAGATTTTTTCTTACCTACTCCAATACCACCTGATTCAAAGCTAATGCTACCACTTACTTTAACATTACCTTTTTTAGTAACGGTTAAAGCATTACTCGTATTTGAAGATGAGGTACCATTGCCAATGATAAATAAAGCCTCTGCATGGCCTTTATTATATGTACCTAGTACCGTCTGATAGTCTGCTGAGCTTCTAGTATAGCAACCCATAGTAAACGCACCAGTGTGTTTTGCCTCAGAGTGCCATCCACCAGCAGTAGCGTTTTTAGCGCTGGCTTCAGTATAACCATTGAACGCAAATCCGTAATCACCGGAAGCTGTAGTGTAATAACCAAGCGCCACACTAGAAGGACCTTGTGCCTTAGCGTTGTTACCCATAGCGGTAGACTGAGTTCCAGTAGCTTTACTGGTTAATCCTGCTGCAATGCTCTCTTGGCCTAATGCTTCACAAGCGGCGCCAGCAACTAAAGCTCTATGACCTGCTATAGTATCTTCTCCGAAAGCTACTGTGAATTTTCCTAAAGCTCTAGCGTTTTTGCCCATAGCTACTGAACTATTATTAACAGCAGAAGAGTTTATTCCAGCAGTAATAGTATTAAAACCAATATCAATAGTTCCTAGTTCTGGATAACCTTCAATTATAAAGTTATTGTAAACATTAAAGTTTGCAGGATCATCTTTTTTAGGATTAGAGGTTCTATCTTTATTATTTTCAAGATTTACTTGAATAAAATTACCTTCAGTAGGGCCATCATTAACAACAATTTCACGGTTATTTACATCAACGCTTGCAATAGTTCCCTTATGATATGAAGCAGATCGCACTACTAAAGAATAATATATTTCATTTGGATTTGCATCTACTGCCTCTTTTAAGTTTGTTAATTGAGTTTTAAGTTCTTCATCGCCTGCACCATCAACAATCTCCATTTCAGCATTTCGAATTCCTACTTTGATTTTATTGTCAATGATTGCTAATTTTTGGTCGCCTTGAGGATAAACTTTAAATGCCTTACTAACCGAGTTGACACCTAGTTTTGTCGACATTTCATCGACTAAAGCTAGTTTATCTTCAATTTGTTTACCGGTATAAGGTAAATCATAAAATTCACTCATAAAATATTCTCCTTTTTTTTGGATTAACTTTCATATGCTATATAATTTAGCAAAAAATAAAAGCTTAGAGACATAACAGTCTTCAAGCTTTTATTTAGGTCTATTAATAATACTAATTTTTGTTGTCTCCGCTAATTCTAGTTAGGGTTAGTTGTGTAGTATAACCACTACTATTGATGCTGTCTACTTGTCTAGTAACTATATAAAGTCCGCTCGCCAAGTGCTCGTGCCCACCAGGAAATATTATGTTCAGACGTAGATATTGCATTAGAGTCGCAGGACGTAGCAGCCCTTGAATTGTTATGGTGGCGGTAATAGGATACTTTGTAGCCTTAGTCCACCAAATCATGTCTTTGGCTGTAGCATTAAACTCATTAGCTCTAACCATATAAGTGGGTGAATAGACTGTTTCCCATTCACCTTGTTTATTTAATCTACGAACATATTCTTCAGAGTGAATCTCTCCTTGGTAGTCATAGTATAAGGAAAAGTTTTCATTTTGCTCAATACTAAAGCTTCGAACAATTGTAGAAGTATTATAACCAATGTCAACTTCATAGGCGTCACTGTGTTCTGCCGCATAAGATGTTTTTGTAATTTTAAAGTAGGGTCCACCTTTTCCTCCAAAGCTACTCGGGTCATATGTTGTATCTAAGATAGTATCATCATGTACTGTTAAAATATAAATATCTTTAGATAGACCTGGTTTTGTTCCTGATGGAACCATGCAGCTTGCGAGGTATGCGATGTAGTCTAAAGCAGAAACATTTCGTTTAGAATCAAGCACAACGGGTTGGTCATCTCCCGCAATAAGTTTATCTAAGTCACTAATTCTCATTCCGGTAAAAGTATCTTGTAAGCTCTTATTACTTCTAAATAGGCTTTTTATTTTTTCACTCGGTTTTACGGCTGCACCTGATGCAAGTTCAGTAATCGTGCCATCGGCAGTAAGGGCTGCACCAGAAACAGCTTCTATTTGGTATGAAATTGAACTGCGCTCTAAATTAAAACCTTGAGTAATCTTTGTAATTATTGCTTCTTCATTTTTATACACATACGATGGAACTGAAGCATCACCATAAGAAAAAATAATTTTACGCGTGCTGCTTATACTTGAAAAAACTTTTTCAAAAAAGTTTGGATCATCAAACTGTGTAATCGGATATATGATATTTAATGAGTATTGGTTTACCTGTCCATTAATTTTAGTTACGGTAAGATCTTGAATATAGTTAGGATATTTTATATTATAAGTAGTATAAAATCCATTTTTATCTTTACCTGCCTGTGACTTAGTTTTGCTATCAAAAATTCCAAACGTATAAGTTCCCAGAGTTACTTTTACCCACGGCACCTGTATTCTAGTCTGACTAGAAAGTAGGCTTTTTCTTTGTTGTGAAAATTTTAATCCTGCCATTAGTTAGTCCTTCCGAAAGTTACGCCTGCAATATTAGGAATTCGAAGAATGCTGTAGTGGTCTATTAATGAAATAAATGAATCTTGAATATCATTGAAATAAGCAATTACCCACCAGTACGTAGGATTATTATAATACTGCAAAGATAGACTATGAAGAGTATCTTCAGAAGTTACTTTATGAGATACATACGGACTATTTTTTAGCATATTATTTCCTATACCGTAAATCTCACGCTGTTTTATATCATCAAAATAGTAGGGTACTTGAGTGTATCTGCTTAGATAATCATAGCTTTCATAACTTTTATTCCGTAAAGTATCCATTTATTAATTATCCTCCATTCCCATACCTTTTCGCATAGATGACACTAAGCCTCTAAATGAGCCGTTTGAATAAACTGTTGTAGCATCATAAGGGTCAACTTCTGCAACTGTGAAACCAAGCCCGACAACAGCGTATTTTTCATTAGAAAGAATTGGTTTTTTGTACGTAACTGCAATTCCACTAGTTACCACGCCCTTAATAAATACTTGTCTGCCTAGTCTAATCGCAACAAGTGGGGGTTCTATAGCTTTATTTGTTAAATTATACTTAGGTAGCGCAATTGCTTGAAGAGCCGATATTAATTTATCCGAGTAGTCCTCACTATCATTTAATGTTACATTACTATAGCCGGTATTTGCCTCATCGATCATATCTCTGTGAAATTCTAGATTAAACTGAACTATTCTTGGACCAGAGTTACTAAATGTGTAGACAGGTGCCGAACGCCCTAAGGCATTTTGGTCAGCAAAAGCAGACTGCATTTGATCAGTAACTTCATCGGGGTATTGCGGTAAACGCCAATATTGCGGGGCAATGCCGTCTAAGTGCGAGATATAAATATAACAGTCAGGAAGCGCTCGATTTTTAATTTCATTTTCAGTAAAACTTGTTTCAACTGCCAAAACTTATCCCTCCCTTAAATGTCATATAAATTTGAATAAATATCTACGTTTTCTAAAGTTGTCTTTGCAGTTACCTGTGGCTTTTTAGTTTTTTCATTTACCTCAACTTTCCAGCTTGCATAAAGCTTCTCAGCGTCTTTATCTACGTAACCTAAAATGTCAAAGCAGTCTGAGCGCATTTTTTGACCTTTTTGTCGAAGATTTCCGGTTCGCTGGTCTTCTGTTAAATAAACGGGGTTACCAGCTTTATCGTAAACAGTTTTGCCCATCATATCTTTTTTAGTTTTATAAATTGGTTTATCATTGTTATCGTATCGAGTGTTCCCGAACTCATCTTTTTCAGTAGCAACAACAATTTTTCCACTATTCATTAAATAATCATATAAGATCATCTGCATTTTAGGTTCCCAGATGCCGTCTATTTGGAAACTATAGCCGCAGTCTTCCATTACTTTTTGAAGCCTTTTAATGTTATCAGGTGTAGCATCATTTGGGACAATAACATTTGCTACTAAATATTCTATTAGTCGATCAGCAAATGGATATGAAATGCCCGTGTTTATTGCAAGTAGCTGTAACTTGCTAATGGGCTTAAATTCTCGTAAGTTTATATCCGGTAACTTAGACTCTTTCTCTGTTTTCTTTGTTTCGAAATTAATGATAGTTGAGTTGGCAAGATACTGCCATCCGCCTTTGCTATTTATGCTATAAAGAGAGTCATTAAAGTTACGGTAGTCACCCTCTAAAACCACTATGCTCGAAGTGTTGGCTGTGGGAATTTTTATAAATAGCTTAAGTTCACTTTCTCGCACCGCTACCTCGGACCTTAAGATTTTATCAGTATTATGGAATCTTGTATAGGTTTCACGCACAGACTCGGATAGTTGTGCTTCTGGTAGAGTATTTTCGGCGTGCCAATTCCAGTAAGTTACATCGAGTTTGTTATAAACATATGGTTGATTAAATAGCGCTTTCGGAATCTTTGCGTATGTTTGCCTAATAAGGTCTTTTGTTGCTTCTGTAGATAAGTCTAACTTTTCGTTATAAAAACCACAAAAGAGTTCAGCGCCCTGGTAGCAATCAATTGCTATAGTATATTTTTCAAAAAGTTTTACTGGAAGCATATAGATTTTGTAGTCGGTCTCATAGGTATTTACTGCAAGTGTTTGAGTATCGTTTAGCGCAAGTGTAAATTTTATGTTATTGCACAATCTGTTGCTGAAGCAGTTGTACATTGACATTAGGTTTATATTTTCATAGTCTCTTAAAAATCTGAGATAGTCACCTAAATATTCATGAGTTTGATAGTTATACAAAGCTGTAGGATTTTTTAATGTTTTAGTTAGTCCTAAGATTTTATTACCATTGTAATGTTCTATTTTATTGCTTTTCCAGTATTTATTTATTTTACCCTGGTCTGCATTGTTATAATTAAGGCTAGTATCCCAAGAGCTTGTGTCCCAGAAATACTGTTGCGGACAGCCATCTTTTAAATAAGTAATTCCCACACCCGAGCGCACTTTAGCATCCGCTATTTTTTTCGGTAAATTAGATTCAATAACTCTTGGATCTTCATAACCATGTTCAGCATAAAATTTTTCAAATTCTGCAGTATAGATTTTGCAAGTCGGCAGGTTAAAAGAAGAGAGAAATTGCTTCAGATAACCTGTAAATATGTGATTATTATTAAATTGTAACATATCTTAGTTCCTCTCTTCTTTTTAGAATATTACCCAGTTGCCATTATCAGTTTCATTTGGCTTTGTTGAAGGTGTTTCATTTTCGATAGACTTTACACCGGTACTACCACAGTTACAATTACAACCGCCGCCAACTACCTTTACTCGGATAGTCTGTGAACCATGAACGGCTTCTTCAAGTAGATTATATATACCGATCATTGCCATGTCTGCCTTAGTATTAAGCTCTTCATCGGTTTCCTCTTCCTCTCTCGCTTTGACCATCTGCTTCTTCTTATCATCCTCTGCATCTTGCAGTGTTGCTTTTTTAATATCTTCGCCAGAGCTATTTCCAACATAACCAGACTCTGAAATACTTGCACCGCCAAGATTCTGTAAAGGTTGTGCAGAGCCACGCGCAATAACAGGAGCTTTTCCTGAAGTCTTAATTCCGGCACGATTCAACATTGAGGCTCCGACTGATGAGTTCGTTAGATCGCTTAAACCTGTAAAGAGTGGTCCAAGCGCGCCAAGAGCAGTGCCGGCCATAGAAGCAATAGACATAAGGTCAGCAATAGATGTATTTAAGTCGACACCAAATCCGAAAACGTTTATGAATGGTAGATCAATACCACTTCCACCAGTGACATCTCTTAGCAGATTAGCTAGTTTAGGAAGTGCATAAAGTATAGGATTACTTGCTTGTGTGCTAGCCATACTATACATTACATTATCCCACATATTAGTCATACCTTCACTAATACTGGTTCTTTGGTTTAATGTATTCATCATAGCCTGAAGCTGCCCAAGCATTCCGCTATAAGCTAAGTTTTGTTTAGAAACATCTTTAACACTTGATGCGAGATTAGTCGCTGCTTTTAAGTCAGATGCCTTTAAACCATAAACGTTAGCTAATTGCTGCTGAACAACTTTGCTGTCATTTGATGTTTCAGCAATCTCGGCTAAGTAGTTTACCATTGCCTGCATGAGCTCATTAGTTTCGGTAGCGTCTAATCCTGTTTGTAAAATATCAGCTATCGATTTGCCTGCTTCGTTTGCAGCCATTATTAACAGGTTACCAGTACCGTTTCCAGTAATTCCACTAATGTCGCCACTTGCAATTTGGCCTAATGCTTGTGCAATGCCTTGTACCGCACTGTCAGACATACCAACTGAATATAACGAGCCCATCCATTTTTGTACTTGGTATTCGACTTCAGTTGCAGCAGCACCATCCATAAGTGCTTGCATCTCTTCCAAGCTACTTCTTACGCTTGCTGCTACATTTTCCAAGTACTCAGAAGTTTCGTACATACTGTTTAAGAAGCTATTTAAAGCAGACTCCATGCCAAGGCGCCCAGCAGTGGTGTCTTGTTGCTGAATGCGAATTAATCGCAATAAGGTACCATCAGCGACATTAAATGTATTAGCGATTTTTTCTTGAATAGTCATTAAGAATGCTCGCTGTTTAACATCAAAAGAAATACCTTTTTCAACTAATGTTTTTATATTATCAACAAGTGTTTCTTGTCTAATAAAAGGTGATGCGCCAGCTATACCTTTTGCATCCTTCAAAAGCTGCTTCCAATAAGAATTGCCCTTCAGCTCGTTTACTTGTGAGCCCTGTAGTCGAGTATCTACGATACCCTGCATAGACGATATTTTTTTAACGTCAGCATCAAGTACTGCTTGTAGACCGCCAGCAGCCTCGGCAAGTAACTCGAATTGTGCAGCTAGTTTTGCAGAGCTATCACTAAGTCCAGAATCTTTTAATTCGGCAGTACGCTTATTCATATATTCGCCATAGGACTTCTTGATATCGGTCATTGAGAACTCACCGGTACCAAATTTCTTTAGTCCGTCGGTTATTCCGCCAACAGCTTCTTTTCTAGCAGCTTTATTATCTTTTCGTGCCTTATCTTTTTCAAACTTTTCTTGGCTAACGGAATACTTACCAGCTTTTTTCTGGTATTCTTGGTATTCTTTTAGGCCACTGAGTCTTTTTTGCTGAAGCTCTTGGGCCATAAGCTCTTCGCTATGTGTGCGTTCCCAAGCTATTTCGGCTTCAGTTGTATACCGCTCTTCAGCAAGTTTATTTTGCTCTTCGTAAAAAGCATTTTCACGCGCCTGCCGAGCCTCAAGTATATATTGTTCTTTGTTCTTTACAAGGTCTTTGGCTTTTGCCTCTGCATTAATACCAGCCAGCGTAAGATCATTTTGTTTATTTTCATGTCCGACCTTAAGCGCTTGTTCTGCTTCAGTTAAGTATTTTTTTCTATTGGCCTCAAGGTCATCTTTTTTTGCTTGAGCTGCAATAAGGTCTTCCATTGCCTTATGCTCTGCTTCGATATGCCCAATGCGTAATTTATGAGCTTCTTGATTAAGAACAGTGCTATTGTTGTTTTCAATAGCTTTTAATTTAGCCTCAGCTGCTATTTGCTCTTTCGCAAGTTTATTTTGCTCTTTAAGCTGTGCAATTCTAAGCGCCCTATCTTCTTCTTGCGCATATAGTGCACGATTGTGCTCAAGATCCTTTGCCTCAGCCTCAGCTGCAATATTATCTAGTATGGCTTTTAAGTTTGCATTAGCATGCGCATTTTCAAGTTTTTGGGCCTCTTGCTCTAAGAGTTCTTTTTCATGAGTTAATGCAAATGTTAAAGCAGCTTCAGTATTTATACGCTCTTCATTTAGCTTGTTTTGATTATCTGCATATGCCTGTTCTTGTGCCCAATATGCTTCTTGGAAATACTTTGCGTCATTATTCTTAAGATCTTCCGCTTTGGCCGCTGCACTGTTCCTAGCTGTCTCTGCTTTATACGCAGCTAAAGAATGCTCATTCCTAAGTTTTTGTCCCTCTAGGTCTAAAAGCTCTTTTTTATGAGCAAGTGCATATGCTCTGGCCTCTTCTGATTTTATATACTCAGTAGTGAGTGCATTTCGCTTTTCTGCGAAGCTGTTTTCTAAAGCTTGTTTTTCTTCGTCGATATACTTTTGCCTATTAATTTCAAGGTCCCTAGTTTTTGCACTAATAGCTTCAGCTTTTTCAGCAGATCCTCGAGCTTCATCAGCATGTGCTTTTCTTAACTGGTGCTCGGCGTCAGCTGCACGGAGTCGCTTAGTGAGCACACTAGCTTCATTAAATTCTTTGAGCTTTTGCTCAGCATCATTAGCCGCTTCAATACTTTTTAATAGGTCTCCCGCCGCGTCTATTGAAGCTTGCGGAGCTTTTTCTCCCTTTTTGACAATTGCGTCTAAATCTTTACGTGTTTGTGCATTATCTTTTCCAGCTAAAGATTTTTTAAGGTTATCGAATTCGTTACTAACAGACTCAAAAGAATGTTTACCTAAGTCAACCTCTTTTAAGCCTTTTGCGCTATCAGTAAAATTCCGTTCTTTGGGCTCTTCTGACTTAACCTCAATTGGTTTATCACCATCTGGAGGCACCTTAGCGACATTCGTTGGTACATTTGTGGAAATGTTAGTCTTAAGATCTTTTGCAGCTGAAGGTGAAGTATTTTGAGCTTTTGACTCTTTTCTATTATCCTTATTTTTTGCTTTGCTAAGGTCAGCTACAGTACTGTGTAATGAGCCAAGCGTTTGATCGATTGAACTTACTAGATTAATAAGTTCAAGATTGTTAGTTTTTCCAGAGTCTGCAGTCGTTTGTTTAGCTTTGGAAGTAGGCGAGTTTTCTTTGGCGCTAGAAGCCGGTCGCTTTGCAGACGCCTGGTTTTTCTTATTGGTTATCTTAAGTAGCTCTTCCGCTGCATCTTTGGCTAGTTGAAATTCTTTTTGAATTTCTTTTTTACGTAATTCGAACTGCTTATCGGATAGTGTTAATCTTGCATTTGCAAGGTCTCTTATTCCGGCTTCTTCCTGAGCAATTAAGCGATCTAACTGCTGTATTTTTGCCTTTTGTAACTCGTTTAAGTTTTTAAGCTTCCGCTTCGCTAGTTCCTCCTCAGCAGCCATTTCTGCTGCTCCTATCGACATAGTAGCTTTATCTAGCTCTGACTGAAATAGCTTTAAGTTTTCAGTATCATTTCTTAAATTAAAAGCATCTTGTTGATTGTTTTCAAAAGCCACTTAAGATTTCCTCCCGATAATTTTTTTCCTACCTAAATTGAGCACCTTGTCGAGCGTCTTCAAAAGCTTTTCGGGTAGCATCGTTTTTAGCGTTAATAAATTCAATTAGATATATTCTTTCTGCATAAGATAGATCAAGTATATCTGTATAGCTGGTATGTAAGCTATCACTTATATACCAGCATTCTTTAACTAATTCTTTAAAGTGTTTCGGGCCATAAGGCGAGCCGTCATTAGATGTTTGTGGGTCTAAAAAACTCGGGCCCGAAGCGAAAGAACGACGTTATCTCTTCACCGCACTTAGGGCAAGTTACATAAAGAATATTTTCTAAGCCGATGAGAGTATTTAACTTATCGATATTATTCAATAATTTTTGTAAGTCAAGGGCTGGTAAATTAGTAATAAAGTGTTCAAGCTCATGCTCAGGCTTCTTTTCGCCGTCCACATAGTCAATTGCGCAAAGAAGCTTTACAAGAGTCTCAAAGTCAATTGTGGCCATCTTGTACTTACGCTTCATTTCCTTAACTTTAACTTCCATCTCTTCAGTCATTCTAGGAGTGTTAAACTTTAGAGTAACAGTTCGGTTACTTTTAGGAAGTACAAAAGTTCTGTATTTATTAATTTCTTCTTCATCAAAAGGTTTGAGCTCAATATCGCCAAGCTTTGCAGTTGTTTCTACAATTTCACCACACTCAGGGCACTTAAGAGTTACCTTGTAATCTTCACCATAAGTCACAATTCTTAATTTATGAAGTAAAAATTCATAATCACCCAAGCACATGTCATAAACATGAATAGCGGGCTTTTCAATAAAGCAATCCTCAATGATGTCTGCGAGTGTCTTCAAGGGCGTGCTAGAAGGAGAGAGTCTTTTCATTTCATCTCTTGCCGTCATGCTTCGGAGTTCAACGTGCGGGTCTACTTTTGTTTCGTAAATTTTGCCACCAGAGGGCAGCTCATAGCCCTCCATAATAGTGTAGTTAGTGTTTCTTTCTGCCATGATAAATTTTACCTTTCTTTTATTTTTTAGATATCACGATTTTCAAAATACTTCTCAAGAATTTCACGAATTAGCGCAGATGTAGTTATATTCTTCCTTTGCGCGACTTCTTTTAGCCGTAGTATAAGCGGCCGTGAAGATTCAAAAGTTTGTATTACTTTATCGCTTCTATCTACTTTTTTTCGTCCCATAAACAGTTGTCCTTTCAGTTATTATTTTGTCCTGGAACAATCATATAATTTAGCAAATGTATAAATAGATTTATTAAATTTATTTAGAGAAAAAAGAAAGATGCCAATTTAGTTTAGCATCTTTCTTTTTAAAGTTTTAATTATTCTTATTCTGCTTCATTCATAATAGCACGGTCGTACTCAATAGTTGCAGTAATTGCACGCTTACCATCATTTTCCTTATCAAAAGCATCTTCAGATAAGCCCTTAATCCAGCATCCGTAAAGTGTCCAAGATCTAACCTGTTCATAATCCTGAGTGTACTCGACGAGTGTGCAGTTGCGCTTATAATCAGCCATACGTCCACCCTTACGAGTATGAACGTTGTAAGCAAGTCCCTGCCAAGCCATGAGAATTGCCTTAGTGTCAATACCAACAACGTCATCAACTTTTACAGAGCCAGAGTTAAATGTAGGAACACCTGCAAACTTAACTACTTCATTACCTCTCTTGTACTGAAGTGTTTCAAGTTCGAAGTGAGGAACATCGGCAGTAAGCACATTAAGCTTAAGAGCTTCCTGAGCTTTTGCAATCTTATCCGAAGCAGGAGCAGCAGAGTGGTCTCCGGTATAAGTTGCCTTTATAATATTATCGAGGTCATCAACAATCAGCGAGAAGAAACCAGTTCTGGCAGCTTCGTAATTCGCAAGATTTGTACTAATGTGTTGAGCATCTAAACTGTTTGCCATAATATATTAATCTCCTTTCAAATTACTCAGTAACTGTTACAGCGGTATCGCCAAGAGAGTCTTCAAGAGAAATCTCAAGAACGAAGTCTTCAACAGCTTCAATCGGAACAATTCTTACCTTAGCTCTAAGCGTAGCTTTCTTATCAGTATATACCTTTTCAATCTTATAGTCTCTTACGCCCTGGTCAGCCTTCATTCTATCGAGTGTAGGAGTGATAGAGTTCTTGAAGTTAATCCAAAGTACATCGCTATTAGGATCAAAAGTAAATCTGCGGCAAGATACATAAAGCTGCTTCTTAATAGTTGTGCAGAGGTGTCTAATGTTTAAGAAGTGCTGTGCAGTAAGGTCACCCTTAGAGGTACCAAATTCTCCAAGAAGACTACAAGTTCTGTTGCCCCAGAGGTAGTAGCTGCCACGGAAGTTAGCAATTACGTTAACTGCAAAAGGCATTTTGTAATCATAAGGAGCAGGTCTCTTATATCTAGGCTCAAGTGCCTGAATAGCAACTTCACCAAGTTTAACAGAAGTACGATCAACAGTGTAGCTAGATACGCCACGAGTATAACCAGCAGCAGCATACCACTCAGCAAAGTTAGAATCAATCATTCTCTTATAGCAAGCAAGGTAGTGGAACGCACCAGGGAATTTCATGTTGCTATCAAAGTCTGTGTCGGGGGTCATCTTGTAAACAACGCTAGGAACTGTACATGTGCAGTAAGGACCATTGTCTGCAGTAATATAGCTCATCTTCTCTGCAGCAGCTAAGATTTTAGCTTCAGGACGGCCTTTTGCGTCATTAACATAGCTAGACTCGTTAATTTCTACTAATGCTACACAGTCGCCACGACCGGTACCAGGAACAGCTTCATAGTCCTCAGTCTGCTTAGCATAAGTAGCAAGACCAACAATTGCTTCATTAGCCGCTTCAAAGTCACTTTCAGAGAAGCAGTCTGCGTGTGCATAGTCGTATGCAGTAATTGCAGCGTTAAGAGCAGCCTCTGCTGCCTCCTTTGCCTTAGCTGCATTAGCTATTGCTTTATCCGCTGCCTTTGCTTCAGCTGAATCTGCATTATAACCTTCTTCTGCCTCAAGCTCTGCTTTAGCCGCTACGGCGTCGTTATAAGCCTTTTCTGCATCGGTATAATCTTTTGTTGCTTTTTCTTTATTCTCAGTGGCAGTCTTAAGGTCATGAGTATCATGAGAAGCTAACAAGCCGTGAGTAACAAATCTAAAGTCATAACTTGCTTTATCCTTAAAAATCTCCCAAGTATCTGTATCAGCAATTCTTTCTAAAGCTTCTACAATTTCTTTGTCTGTGCTAGGTACCTTACCAAGAGATAGATAAATTACGCTAGGATAACCTTGCTTAAGTAGCTCATAAGCCATCTGGTTACCATAGTGTGCAGGGATGTGCTCATTTTCACTTAAAAATGGAGACACTTTACCAATTGTGTCTTCAAAGTCATTTTTAGAGTAGAACTCAAAAACACCGTTTTCATCAGGGAGGGTATAACCAGCATCTACGCCGCCAGCAATGATGTCTTCATTTGTTCTTGCTGAGAAACCACAAATAAGAACAGTGTTATTAGAGTACTCACCGGGAGTGCCGGCAGTAGTTCTATCAATTTCATTAATAAGTATTTTTGGCATACTAAATGAATCTCCTTATTTATTTTAATAATTTTTATACATTAAATTTGTGAGTCACTAAACTCAATTAATTTAGCAAATAATTTTTAGCAAATAAATTGTTCTTTCGTGTCAAGCTCAGGGTCTTCTATTTTCTCACTAAAGTTGTATTCAACACCAATAAAGCGCCAATTCTTTTTATATGGTATACTAAATAGAAAACCATCTTGAAGCTCTAGCTGAATTGTCCAACGATAAAACTGCCCAGGGAAAAGGTGATTTGGAATATCGCTTGTATCAGAAACACTATTTAAAACTCTTAAATTTGCTGTGTGTTTAACTAAGTAGTTATTATAAGGAATTTCTACAATAATTTGTGGGTTATTTATTAGCTTAAATAAAAACTGCCGTACATATTCATCTGCATCAAGTTGTCTTTTTGTATAGATATCTAATTGATAAAGTGTTTTTACTGGAATGACATTCATATGAACCGTCGCAGCATTTGTAGTATCATTTTGAATTACTAAGCCATCAAAAGATTTACTTTGTTTAATTGGATTAGCTATTTCGAGCTCTTTATTTCTAGATATTGTTAATAGAGGCAGTTGTAGCGGCTTATCACCAGAGTCTTCAGCGTGTAGCTCAATAGCTCTCTTTGTTTCATCCGGGTTGAGTACTCTTAGCGTAGAGCTATCAGCTAGCCAACCCTTTATTTTAGCAGTAACTGCATCATCATAATAACTTATTGCCATAGCAAATACTCCTTTCTTAGGTACTCAGCGCGGTTTTTAATATTTGACTGCCAGAAATATTATCTATTCCATAAGTAATTATTCTAGCAAGCTGGTCATACTTTTCATCTTTAAAAAAGAAGATAATTTCATTTTCTTCCCCGGCGCTAAAATACAAATTAGCCAGTAATAAAAAACAAGCGTTTTTTAAGGTAAGCTTATAGTTTTCTACTAGATAATTATTTAAAATTACTTCAGTGCCTCGCATAGGATATAGAGAAATAAGTGATCGAGCTCTAACTAACGTTTTTAGTTTTATAATACTTATAGGTTTTTTACTATCTGTTTTTATCGAAAAAAACATTATTTCTTGTTCTCCGTCGGCTCGTTTATACGGTGTACTAAGTTTTGTATTATTAAACTGAGAGCTTCAGCATTTAAGGTGTAATCTAAAAGTATCTTTCTACTTGTCTCAATACTTTTATTAGTGTATGTATGATTACGCTTATCAAGCCAGCCATCAAACATTTGAGCTTCTTCTGCGTACTTAGTAGAGCCAGCATAATCATTCTGAGCTAGGATAAGCTTTATCATATCTAGTACGACATCTTGTTTTTCGGCTTCGTCTACTATATCATTAACAGTTTTTAAATTTACCTTTTTCTTAGTCTTCTCAGCTTCGACTTTAAATATGTGTCGATAGAGTTCTCGTATCTCAAGTAAAGACCTCAGTTTAGCATTATCGTCACCAGGCTGTTTAGGTTTTTGCATATCTAGTAGCTTTTCTACCTGAGCACTATAATTCGATTTTTGTTCTGCTTGTTCAGGTTGAATACTTTGCTGAATGAATATTTTAGCTATGAGATAGGCATCCTCTACGTATTCACTATTCTTTTTGGCTTTAAGAACTTGATCTTGAAGCGATAAATATTCTATTATATCTAATCCATTATTAGCATAAAGATCGCTGCAGAATAAGATATTTGTCTCATCAAATTTTTTACCGAGCATATTACCCGTAATATATTTATTTATAAAAGAATTATGGACAGCACCGTAAGTATTTATAGTAAGTCTATTAAATATATCTGGTTTATACTCAATTAAGAGTTTTAAAAACTGTGCAAGTGGGTTTACTTCGGGGTTATATCCGAGGGCATTAAATTCAGGAATTAGAATTTTATCTAAGTTCTTTAACTTAGCTACTATACCTTTTGTGTCTTTTTCGGGTGATTCTACACCAGCATATTCCACACTATAATAATCATCATAGAATTTATCGAGTATCGTAGACGGAGCGCCCTCGCTACTTTTAAGTCTTTGAGCTTTTTCAGCAGTCCAGTCCATACCTTGATAAAGCTCTATATCATCATTATCTGGCTCTTCCGGCTTATTAGCTTCTTCCGGTTTAGTTGGTTCTTCTTCCGGGTCTTCGGGTAGCTTGCTGCTATCTTCTAGTTTACTTAAGCTTGCTAAGACGTCTACGGTAGTTTGCTGAATTAGCTGAGCTAATTCGCTTTCAGGATTGTACCGGCCTTCTTGGTCCATTAAGTTTTTCAGCGCGTCCAATAAGCTACCGAGTGTGTTATGTCGGCTAATAAGTTTTTTTCCAATTAAACTTCTGTCAGATAATTTAAGGGTGCTTAAGTCAATCTTTTTTATTTTTTCCTGCTGTCTAGGGTTAGCCCAGTCAGCCAGTGACTTATAATAATTATACTTAGGATGGTTTATATCAATTTGTTTATTTTTATTAATTAATATTTTTAAAACACTTTGACTATCAATAGCCTCAGTGAGAAATGTTATTGGAATATTCATAAATTCTAATCATCCTCTTCTCGGTCAATTAGTAAAGGCATATCTTCTTTTTCATGCGCAGTCATAGTTAAATGCTGTTCATCTATTGACTCATACTCAAGAGCAATTTCACATGCAACAGAAGCAGGATAAATCATAATATTCTGTAGGCTAATTACACGGAATGTTCTTGGCTTAGCCTTATCTAGTCCGCTCGGAACGTCGAAAAGAGCGCCAATTTGAAGCCCTGGTAAATCATAAGGCACATGAATAATAGAAGAGCCTTCTTGGAGCTCTGCAACCCAGCCCATCTTCTTAAGCGATTTCTGGTCAGGGTGCTCTTGAAAGATACAGCCAACCGTAATTCCAGGCTTATATCCACTAATTAGATCGCCTCTATTGTCATAGTCTTTATTTTTTAAAGGTTCTTTATAAATGACGTTAATACCGTGTAACCGGGTCATTTCTTTAAACCAAGCACGATATAATTTTATGTCATTTCCACGGATGAGAAAGCCATAGTCATTTCTAGCGTCTGACATTCCTAGAGCTCCTTTCTAAAAAGTACCTTAAGGAGAGCCTAAACTCTCCTTAAGTTTTAAGTTAAACTAGTTTTTAGCGGTTTTAAAAGATTCAGTAATAAAGGTTTTATTTTCAGTATAACCAGTAATAAAGAACTGCTTATCATTGCCAAGCTTTTCATTTAAACCACGTAAAGTAACTTTATCTGCCGCAATTAAAGCCTCATTAAAAGTATATGTGGTTTTTCTTGTATTACCAGAAGTAAAATGAATTACGCCTTCTACCATAAGCTTCTTATCTTCATAAGTGCAATCCTTGAGTCTGAAGCCGGCAACGTTGCCATAAAGTTCTACTAAAGAACTGGAAATAAGATTCTCGAGAGCGCTTTCTTGAAGCTCTTCGACATCATTAAAAACTTCATCTAAGTCTTCCTCTGATTTGACGAACCCGTGGTGCTCTTTGCAATGTGGGCACACGCCATCGTATTCGCTATCGTCGAGCTCCACTTCATAACCGCAATCCATACAGAAATAAGTAGACACCGATTCCTTAATAGGTGCTTCTTCCGAATTATCTTTTTCTGCACTAAGCATTGCTCTAACAGCTACATCAGAAATAGGCTTCTTAAATTCAGAAGAGTTCATAAGCTGCTCAAACTCGGCATCCGAAATATCGTTATCGGACTCTTCGTGGAGTGCCTCTGTTAAGCTCTCAACTACCTCTTCCGCTGCTTCCTCGTCTTCAGGTTCCGTTTCAATTTCAATATCTTCAACTTCATTAGTGGGCTCTTCGACAGTAGCTTCATCATTTTTAACAGCCTCAGGAAGTGCATTTTCAAGGTCTACTTTGAATGCATTAATATTTCTTTGAATAGCTGTTTTAATTTGCTCATTATCAGCTTTTTCTAGCGCCGCTTCTTCTTGAGCAATTGCAGCTCTAAGATAATCAATGTACTCGCTGTGTGCATCAAGCTTTGCGTCAAGCTCTTTATCATCAGCAAGTTCTTCTACAAGTGTGTCGCCGACATGAGAAACAAAAGCTTCTTCTTTCTTCTCTTCCTCTTCTCCAGTAGGCTCTTCCTCAAGGTCAAGGTCGAGCTCTTCTAGCTCGTCATCAAAGTTAAGTTCATCCATAGGAACTTCTTCCTCTGCGCCTTCTTCGGCGTCAAGATTTAGGTCAAGCTCGCCTTCTTCTGCAACAGGTTCTTCAGTAACTTCAGGCGCAGCCTCACCAACCTTACCAATTAGACTGTAACCGCTCTCGTTTCCGCAATGTTGACAAACTTCATTCACGTTTACAGTTGTAGGGTCTTCTTCAGAAGCTACGACATCTTCAGGATTCTTATAGAAGAGTGTCATACATTGGGGGCACTGAATAATGTGCTTACCAACATAAGAAGTTAGAAGATCTTCAGCAGATTCTGCGTCAAGGTCAACGATTTTCTCAATACGATCAAGTTTTGCTTGAGCTATTTCAGCTTCACGAACTTCTTTAGCATCTTCCAAACCTTCATTGCTACTAATGTCATAGTACTCTTCCATAAGAGCATCAAACTTAGACTTGCGTGAGAAAATCTCTGTAAGTGCAGGCTTATTCGCTTTAACTTTGCCCGTCTTAGGTATTTCGATTTCATCGAGAGCCTTAAAAGCAGACTCTAGATCAAACTTTGTAATAGATTCTTTCATTTTTATGTTAAATCTCCTTTTAAATTTCATTAATCATGAAGAATAATTAAATTACTATTGACTCTAAGTATTTCACGAAGTTCTTTTAATTCGGTGTTACCCTCTTCCAAAATTTTATCACCATCTTGAGTCCAGAGCGCATTACTTTGCGTAAAGCGTGTACGGATTCTTCCTAAAACAACTTTTGTCATGGCGACACATAGTCTTATTAAGATATCAATCCAGTAATCACTTTTAATATCTTCAACAGATTTTAGCTTCGGAATGTACTCAATAGTAATCATTCTCGGTGTGGAGTTTCCACAACTAATGTATAACTTATTATCGTGTCTGTCTTCTCTAAAAGAAAGATCAGTAGATATAGTATTTTTTATTTGATACATGGTCATCCAAGAAGCGTAATTCATAACGTAGTCTTGAAGATTGTACATCGTGCCTCCGTTGCTAAAAATAGCAAACTGGGCCATTTGAACTGGATCGTTCATAACTGAAAGCCCATCGGACGAATCTCCAAAACCTTCTGTTCGATATATATTAACGATAGAGCTAACTTCTTCTTTAAAAAACTCACCATCAAGGCTTATACAGCTTGCGAAAGGCGCTGTAATTAATGTTGACTCATCCCAGTATCTAGTAAGCTCTCTAAGAGCTTTTTTAATAACAGAAACAATAGTCTCATCTGCTATTTCCATATCTAACACGTAACCAGTAAGCTCGAGGCGGACCTCATCAATTACTTCATCTAATTTCAAGGTTATTCCTCCTTGTCTTTATTACTAAATAATTTAGCAAATAAAAAAGAGACTATCCTAAAATAGAATAATCCCTTTGTAAATGTATTATTTTAAATTTTTACTTCTATCTTAAAAATTGTATTTACAACTAAGAAAAATAAAGGTCCCAGAAGGGACCTTTATTTTAAACCTAAGTGATTATTAATTAGTCAACGATGCGACCAGCAACAAGGAGGTTCTCGTTAAGGAGTGCCTTAGCATACCAGGTGCTGAAGCCTTGTGCAAGACCACCATCAGGAGTACCAAGAAGCTGAGTAGGAACGATTGCCATGTAAGGTGCGTAAACACCAGCAGAAGACATCATATCGTTACCGTTGAGACCAAGGAAGAACTCACCGCTCTTGAGCATAGGAGATACATAAACTGCAAGACCGTCAAGCTCACCAACCTTGTAAGGACCATTCATCTTAGCGTTCTTAACTGCAGTGAAGCCGTTAACGAAACGAAGAACAGGAAGAACGTCAGAAGCGATTACCATGTAGTTGGGGTGGAACTTCTTAGTTCTATTGTAGATGATAGCCTTAGCCATTTCAACAACCTCAAGGAAGCCATTGTAGTGCTCGAACTTAGAAACGCCTGCAGGAAGAGTCTTAGACCAGTCAGCAAGCTTTTCTTTCTGTGCAAAAGCAGCAGTGTAAAGCATGTCTACGATCTCGGTGTCGATTTCGTATGCAAGCTCGCCGCAAGCCTGCTCAGCGATCTGCTTGTCAAGAGAGAAGCCGTAGTCAGTCTTAGCCTGGAAAGCAGTGATCTGGTCATAACGAACAGCGATTCTACGAGGCTCAGCTACAAGAGGAATGTGCTCCATCTTAGGACCGATAGTAGGAATCTTAGTTGCAGGAACTTTCTCCATCTGGTAGTCAGCTACCTTGTAAGCAACTCTGTCACCAGCCTTAGGAGTGTAAGCGCCCTCAACGTACTCACCGTTTACCTTGTAGGTAGCAGTCTTAGCGGTATTAGTAGCCTTGTCAAAGTACTTGAAGCCATCAGTAACAATTTCGTCAGCTGTGAAGGAAAGAGCAGCAGTCTCATCAAGAGTCTCAACAACAACTTGAGAGGTGTAGCTCATACGCATGTCGTCCATCTGACCAAGGCCGAACAC